ATTTTGTTTTCAACAACGTAATCAATCAACTGCTTTCTCGTCATTTTTTCGAAGTTATCACTCATCGACCTCTCCCCCTTGCACGTAGTATTGCGCCCAATTCAGAGGGCTTTTGTTTTGATACAATTACAGAACCATTTTTGATTTCAGACATTAGCCGTTGGCGATTTGCTTCATTCCAACCAGGCGTATTTCTAACAGATCTCTTGCTGGTTAGCCAGCGAACCTGTTTGGCACTTTTGATGTCTAAAGGATTGTCCGCCCAAACCGAATAGTGCGTTTTTCCTTCTGAAGTGTATGAAGTAACCCTTGCGTTTTTACCTGCCTTTTTGATTTTGGATTTTATTGTCGTAGCACCAGATTTTGTCCTTGTATCAGCGATTTTCCATCTTCGTTTACCGTCAATAATTCGGTAATTATTTCCTTTCGAAAGTTGAAAACTCCCACTTTTCCTATCGTATAATCTGTCCTTTACAGAACGATACGTTGCGGCAAACGGGGTCTGCCTCCGTTGTTGCCTGAATCCCTGCCTGGTAATCAATACCGCAAGTTCTTCTCTTTGTTTTTCGTTAGAGACGCAAGAATCTGTGCCAGCATATCTTCTCGAAAACAGGTTTACCCCATCTGCGGCCTGTTTCCTGGACACTCCCCGAATTGAAGCCAACTGTCCTATGAGATAAGCTCTATCTCTCGCATCATCTGTGCAGAGACCTCGAACATCTCTTTTGCTCAATCGGTCAACAATTCGCTGATTAGCCATTTCTTGTCCTCCTATACCTATGGCGAACCTGGTTGGTTGCGCTTATGTTTGGATTTTGAATCTCTCTCGCATGAGCATATACTGAATACCTCAAGCGACCATCTGCTTCTGCTCTTGGAATAACCCTGGCGAATGTTTGAACCCTACGTCCATTTGGCAATATTTTCACATTCCTTAATTTTGAAGCGATCTGTGCGGCATTCGATTTCGATTTGGTAACATCGACCAAACCAAAGGTCTTCTTGTCGATTCTTTTCAAACCACTTCTGCGATTGTATGCCTTTCGAACAGGAGGCATATTGCCGCTTCTCATTTGTCGAGCAATTGCTCTTGGGTCTTGCCTACGATGTAGTGCAACAGCCGCAGATTCAGCAAGCAATCTATCGTGCTTCTTGCCGTTTGTAAGCATTTTACGGACAACCTTCAGTAATTCTGCCCTTGCATGAGCATCGTTGTCTGCCTTGCTTATGTTCTGTAATGCAACCTTGTCTCCCTCGTTCATGGTTAGAATGGAATCATTAACGCATATCAGCACTTCGGCTCATGTAAGCAATTAAGCACACTTCATCAACGTGAAGGAGGGAAGCGAATATCATCAGCCCGAATGAAAGTAGCCATCATTTGCTGACGTGGAGTTCCATAGCGCATAACATAATTTCGGACTTCTCTTGAGATCTGTTCCCGATTTCTCATCCAGGCATTATTGCTTCTAACCCTGTGGGCTGTGGGAAGATTGCCATTTGTTTGAATTGAAAATCCTCTTTCTCCGTAGCCCTTGTCTCGGTGCTGAAATCGAATCGTTGAATTGCCGTTTACATCAAAACCCATTCCAACAGCTACAAGGTTTGTGCCTTGAATTGGCATCGGCTTTCGGAACTTCCTGTAATTTGCCATGAATAACGCTCTCATCGACTCTATTTTATCTTACTGCCCTTTTCACACTACACAACACGCTTCTGCGTTTAGTCCTTAACGAAAAAACATCTTTTCTGATGATGGCTTGCTTTGCCTTTTGACCGCATATCGAACATCGGTCTATTCCTTCTGAATCTGGAATCCAACCTTCAGGATAGTCAGTAAATACATGGATAGTTTTGAAATCATCTCGGTTGGTAAAATAGATCGTCATATTCATCGACCCCTTACAGGGCCAACCAAAACTCTGTAATTCCCATTCTTTTTCGATACCCTGACCTTTCGATTAGTCCTTCTAATGACTTGTGCATGACGGTCAGCCAACCTCTTGTCTGCAGTAGTAATACGTAGGAAATATCTCTCGCCGTTTATGGTGAAGACATCTGCCATGAAAAGACGATTCAGGAACTTGCCTTTAATCTCTTACCCTTCTACCCCCTCAAAATGGGATATTCGGGATTCCACGTTTGTAAATTAACTGCATCAAATGAATGGTGAATATCGCAGAACCAATGAACCCAATTATTCCCTCATCCAAAGAATAACCTCGAAGGATAATCCATCCCGCACCGATGAATGCGATAACATCAGTCAGAATGTTTGCTGTGTAAGAACGGTTATCGTCTGCATTCTTCAATTCACTAAGCATAAAATATCCGAGACCCAGGAAGATTCCAGCAAATAAAAAAGTCACAAAGTTTCCTTCTTGTAATTCTAAAAGTGAATCCTCTGGAATATATTGAAAGGCGAAAATCAGTAATGCAATAGGGAGTAGCAAAAATACGGTGCTAAATTGTTGTAAAAAACTCTCTTCTTCAGCCATCACATACCGCCTCCATCTTCTCGAACTGCGTTGAATAGATCCATGCCAGCGCCAGTATTGTCTGTAATCATCATTTCATCTCCCCATCGTTGAGAAGAAGCGCCTAAAGCATCAATCAAAGCCAACCTGTCGTCATTGTCCATCGTGCCTAAAGCCTGAATAGTTCCGTCTTGGGCGCTCATCTGCAAAGCAATGAATGTATTACCTAACGAGGAACGGTCAGGAGGGGATGCAATGATTCGACCATTTCTCAAATCAATTAACCCCATCCTGGTATCTGATTGGATTCTGATAATGTGATTTTCTAAGCCGTCATTCTGGTTCTTTGGATATACAATAAAATCCTGTGGCTTACGCATTGAACCTGCTTTCAAATCAAATGAGATTGTCCCCATTATGTTTCGCCTAAATGAACCAAACTCAGGCATCTTCTTGCGGTCATATCGGTTGTCCACTACAAGCACGTATTCTTCATCAGGCAAACCGCCTTCTTCAACTGCTTGTAATGCTTCAACCGCACTCATGCCTTTTTTTCCAACCTTTACTGTATCAAGGTAATCGCCAGTTTGTTTAGAATAGACCTCAATTAACCAATTACGGCGCTTTCCACCCACTTTACCAGGCATTTTTTTGTCTCTCCTTCTCCTTCTCTCTTCGATTGCACGTATTCTATCAATATCAGTCATAATATTTTCAAAATTAGGTTCAAAACCTTCATCATACACTTCCTTGTAATACGTCACATCAGAACCAATGGTTATTCCTGGCATCTCTTTGTTTGTATCATCGTCCCTGCCGTCTTTGTTAAGATCTATTGGTTGAATAGTTGAAGATGATGGGCTGATTGCATAGAAGTATGTTTTTCTGAACTTAGCTCTATCATCTAATTCCGCATAGATTTTTTCTGCATCCTCGACTGAACTACGTTCAATGTCTTTCAGAAGTATTGCGGTTTCCTCATCGAACTTGAGTATATCATTGAACTTAGCAATTTGTTTTGGAGTCATTAAATCCAGCACGTCAGAAAGGTCGAAATCATCAGAGTTTATGTTGATGTCTTCATCAACAATCTTCCTCATCTGCTTATCAGTCAGAAGTCGGAATGCGATATTCATTGGTGCATATTCTCTCTCTTCAAAACCTACTGGCATTGCCATACTACCGCCCATCAAAGTTCCAATGTTTGCTTTGTCTGGAAATCGACCAGGTTCTTCGAGTTCATCTCTGACTCGGCTGGCTGGCGTAGTTTCCCAAATTACATTCCCATCTCCTTCAAGATCGTATTCCTGGATAAAAATTCCAAAGTCAGGGTCATTTAGTTTCGACAAAGCCTCGCCCATATCCAGGACTTCGCCTTTGTTTCCACTTGGAATTACCAATTCAGGGTCTTGCCAACCGTTATCATCATCTAAATGCAATTGCAGTTCGTATTCTGGATTTTCCAGTAAAACCTTAGCCAGTTGTCTTTCAGCACTTGCCGCCGTATTAGCATATCCGAATGCCCTGGAATTGTTTAGGGTGTCGTATAGCGACCACAATTCACTATTTGTAGCACCATTCCTCCTCAAACGCAAGAACTCTTTTCCCCATACGCCTAATTTCTGATTTTTTGGTATTTTGTCTGTATCGATTCTTAGGACTTCTTTGCCATCGTATGTCTTACGCATAATTTTTGCATTGTATCTTCGCTTGCTCTTGGTTGTCGATTGGAATATACCGTATCTTCCTCCACGTAAAGGAATCACTCTTGCATTATATCCGTTTGAACGGACAATCCTTGCCATAGAATCTGCAGTTGTTTTGTTGCCGACTCCAGCGATCTGAAATCTTTGGCCGTCAAATCTTCGAGACCCTCCATTTCTGAATCTGTAATTGTATCTGTTGTTGTAGCTCTTTCTGCGCTTGGCCTGGCAGTTGGCACAATTGCATGGTCGACCATCTTTCATCATGTTTTTACAGCCACAAGAACCCATTTTATCGCCCCCGCCTCATCATCTTTTGTCCGAGTTGCGTTTGAAATTGCTTTTTTGTAATGTTGACCTTTTTTGGCTTTTCATACACAACATATCTGCCGTTAGAAAATGGGCCAACAACTCTTGCCTGGTGGACTCCTCCTCCCGCCTTCTTTGTTCGAATATTATTGGCTACTGATTGAGCCTTTGATTTACTCATCCAGGCTTCGCTTTTTCCACCAGCGACTCTGCCCGAATTGGATGAGCCAGGATATTGATTCCAGATTCTCCAAAGGTTATTGTCGATGAAGCGAATGTCTGATGCGCCCCTGTGCATTCCGACTCTCTTATTGAAACGCTTTGCCATACCTTGATGTGGTTTTATTTCACCTTTGAGCCTTTTCCGTAGTTCAAACAAAGATGCACTCTTTTTCCTATCATCTTCTCGCCTGAACCTTCTGTCCATTGGATCGTTTTCTCCACTTCCTCGATAACCTCCTTCGTCTTCTTCGAGATACGTTGGCATTACTTCGCCCGTCTTTTTGTTTGTGCCATAATGCGACTTTAACCAACCTGGCGCATCCCACATGAAGACATCACTTATCGGCGTATCAACAGTATCGCACCAAACGCAATACCCCTCGCAATCGAGAGGCGGTGCTGATTGCTGGATTTGTGGGTCACAAAACCTTCCGCCAATATATCGACTTCCGCCCCTGCTTATTGCATACGCACCCTCGCCGTCATATTCGAAGGTATCTTTGTAATCTTCGAGAACGTCAAAAACTGGCCTTTCACTATCCCTTGTCCTGGCTGTATTTCTGCCAATTTCTCTTTTTCTAAGACCTCCTGAACGTGACTTTTGCCTTGCCTTCTTGAATAGTTCAATCTCCATCCAAATATCCTTTGAAATAACGTCTGTGTCCTCCTCGCTTACAAACCAGGTGTCGCCATCTTTCCAGCGCACCATCATATCTATGCCACCCATGTTCAAAACTCTCGGAAGATCTGTTGTAATCAAAAACGGCGGGTCAGGAAGATTATTCCATTCCTTCATCATCATTCTGTAATCGCCATAGCGTTCAGCAAAATATTCTGTCCTGTTTGGGTTCTTGCGTTGAACATTAAGTTTCCATCGGTCTGTAAGAAGACCGAGTTCTTCTGCTACTTCGAGCATTTTGTCGTCCCAGGATTGAACCTGTTGCTTTAGTTCGTATCGCAAGTGATGTGGAGTTGAGATCGGAGAAAAATACTCGTTGAAATCAGATTTTAGGTATCTGTCCACGCTTAACCCATTTTGCTCAAGTTCCGATTTGAAAGAGCTATCATTTTCTAAAGCGGAATAGATTTGAGCCAATCCTTCAGGTGTGAATATTAGTTCAGCATTCTCTCGAATGTGCCTTTGCCCCTTCCCTGTTTCTAATCCATAAGGAGGAAATACCGAATGATAGTTGCCTTCATAGTTGTAAATTGCTTCTTCAACCATGCTGTTAGCCATTCTGACTTCGGAATCATTGATGTCTGGAAACTCCATAGAATGCACCTACTGGCGCTTTCTGTTTGGGCCAACATAAACTCCGAATTTGCCACTTCCGAGTCGCTTTACTCTCGCCGTTTTACCAGAACGTCTTGCTAAACGAGCAAGTGCATCAGCACTTCTTCGGTTGAATCTGTATCTGTCCTTCGAGCCAATAATTGAAAATCTCCGCCCGTTAATGTTCCTGGCATAGTCAGAAATATTCCTGGCAAAAGTTGTAGTCGCCATCTTCTTTTTCAAACCACCAATTGTCGATGCTTTAGGAGTTGCTAATGGAGATGCGACAACGGATGCTCGACCAACCCATGAAGGACGGCCACCAGGGAAAACAGGAGTTCTTCCTAATCCGTATTTTGGAGGAATAGCGCCAACCCCGATTAGATCTTCTCTATTCCATCTTTCATCTCTTGTAATATCTGGAAATAGACCTCTTTCAATGGCGAAATCTTCTCTCCAGGTGACGATTAGTTCATGTGGCGCTGGCCCTCCTTCTCTGCCATCAATTCTTGAAACATATTTGAAATTCTCAATGGCTTCGCTTGGAATCAAACCTCCAGCGCCCGATCTAATCCACTTTTCGACCCATTCCTTATCATTCTGGTATCGAATATCATCAACTAATTCATCGGGTATTTCAGTCCCTAATTTGGCCTGTGCTGTTTCCAAAAATAACTTCTGTTGCTGTTCCTTTTTCATTTTGGCTTCTTGTCTCGCCTTCTCTGCTCTTTCAGCACGTTCCTTTGCTTCAGCATCTCTTTTTGCTTGAAGTTCAGCCATCTTCTTGATACGCTCTTTTTCAACTTCAGGGTCAACCTTCTTTGTTGCCGCAACAGCACCAGTCAAAACCCTTAGTTTGCGTTCTTCTTCTTCAAGCTCTCTTTTCAAAGCCTCAATTTCATCATTTGTTTCAGGGTCAGTTACCGAAGTTAACTCAACAATTCCAGATTGTCTCTGCTTTGCTGTTATGTCCAGGGTAGGTATGATTTGATTCGGCTTCATTGGATAGAGTTCGACTATTTTCCCGTCTAATCCAACGGCTCTAAACCCATTTACCATATTTCCTGTGCCATCATCAATCTTGGTTTTCTCCTGGCGAGCATAATCGCCTTTCGAGTTTTTCATTTTGAACTCTTCATCGGTATAGATCCTGTCGTTTTTTGCATCATACCAATATTTCTGAATGACCTTCTTTGGCCTTACGAATCCAGCACCGTAATAATCCGAATCTCTCTTTTTGCTTCGAGGGTCGGCAACGAAATTAGCGGCATTGTATTCAATACCAAAAGGCAACCAACCAGTCCGCCCAGGATTCAAAGTCAAATCTGATTTTTGGTAAGCCCTGAATAGTGGGCCATTACGTGCAAAATCTCTTCGAAGCAAATCCTTCTGCACTTCTTTATCCTCTGCAGACATAGAACCAAATTGTGATTCATATTGATACCAAACCGTATCGGCAAGTTCCATTGAAGCATTGAATATACGTCCGACTAAACTCTTTTCCTTTTTCCTGACTCCATCGACTGCGAGAGCTGTTCCAGCAACAATGCCGCCAACAACTCCGCCTTCAAGAAGGCCAAACTCTCCATCTTCGTTTAGATCCCACCACTCATAACTCTCTTCAGTCGAAGAATCAGTAGTAGTAGTCGGCTCTCTTATTTCTCCGCCGTATCGGTCTGGATTGGTTAGTGAAGGCGGCGCTTCGGGTTGAAAAGAAGGGGGCAAAGGAGTATTTGGTGGATTAGGGACAATAGGTGGGCCAGTAACAGTCCCGCCTCCGCCTGGCTGTGGGCCAGCAGGGGGATTTGGCGTGATAGGGTCAGGCGTGATTGGAGGAACAGTATCTCCGCCTCCTCCGCCTGGTGGAAGCGGTTTCAAACCATCAGTTCCTCCGCCACCAATTACACCGCCACCAAAGCCGCCTCCAGGGTTAAGTGTTGAAATTGTATTACCAATTGTTGAACCTCCTCCAGAAGCAAAGGGATCGAAAATGAGGGGTGCTGTATCAACACCGATAATCTCGTTTCCTATTGATTGGTATTCTCTAATGTTGGATTTTTTACGTTCTTTGATTTCATGGTTATCTGGTTGTCTCAAACCGTTGAGATATTTCCTGGCATCTCTCTTCGAAGTAAAGCGTTTCATAATCTTGCCAGTTGATTTATTCCTGACTTCAAATCGAAACCTTGTCTGCCCCTTAGCCATTCATTCACCACCCCGTAGTAGGGTCGCCATCGAAGTCGGCACTTGAAATTCCATATCCAGCCGCCCCTCCAGCCAAAGCACCTGCGGCACAACCAGCACCAACTGCCGTCCAACCCACAACGGGAATCCACGAAACCAATGCAAACGTAGCCGCACCGCCAGCACAACCTACCGCCGCACCCGCTAATGCACCTTCACCATCAGTCAAATATCCGTCTGCAGGTGGGCCATAATTGCCGTAGCCGTATGGTTGCACCTCCTCATAAAGAACGTAATTTTCTGGAACTTGTAGGCTACCGTAATATCTAATTTCATCAGGGTCTTGCACCAATCCGAATACATTTGTTTGTAATGCAATGACTCCTAAAATTAGTGCGACAACGGTTAGAGGAAATCCATATCCGCCCTCGAATACATCATCATCTCCGACATCATCAGAACCCCAATAGATCGCCAATGCTACCGCACCTACGATTAGCACTACAAGTAAAACCGATGTCCATTCTAATATCCCCCAATCGGGAATCGAGAACGATATATCAAACTGAGAGAAAATCAAAACTCCAAAAATTATAGCTAATGCTGAAAGACCAATGATGCCTACAGTAATTGCTTCACCATCTGTAAACTCGTTATCATCTACCACTTTTCACCATCTCCTATTATGCCTAATTCGACTCCCCAAAAATAGAAAATTGCACCACCTTGAGCAATAATTAGCCAAAACCATACCCATTCATCATTTTCACCTGCACGTTGCACACTAACAGCAACGACAATCAGTTGTGCTACAATCAACGGGATAAGGAAGCCGACTACAATTAGAAAACTAAGTGCGCCTTCAATATCTCCGACTTCTTCACCGTCAAACTGCAACACAAAAATTACTATCGATACGAGGGAGATGGCATACAATACCAGAACTGAACGTGCCGTATTAGAAAGAGCCATGTTGGTTAAGACATCTCCTTCTGCTTTTCATGGTTGCCATTGAATTGACGTTAGTTGCACCCTTTTACAGCCCTATTTTTTACGCCCACCAACATAAACGCCATGACCCCTTTTGACTGGAATGACTCTTGCATTGAATCCTTTACTCCTTACGATCTGTGCAAATCTCTTTGCTTGATTTTTATTTTGAGACAATCCTCTAAGCAAAAAATCCTGGTGCGAGATTCTCCTACGATATACCCTTCTCCCGCTTTCCCTGGTTTGAATCATAGGATTCGAAAGCATCCTCTCTTTCCATAGGTTGCGCCTGATTGGGTCATTACGGCTTCGCTTAACTCCGATATTGGATCTCCTTGCTTTCATTTTTTTGTCCTTTACCACTTCATCAGAAACCGAGTCCAATACGCTATTGATAATATTCTCCTCGTAATAGCCTGTTGCGAAACCTAATTTTCGAAGACGGTCTAAATCTTGGTCTTCAACTGCAGATTCGACCTCCTCCATTGCCGAGTTTACATCTTCTGTAATCTCCCCAAAGTCAAAGTCAAGAATTTGCTCTCCAAAGTCAGATAGTGCGCCTTCCATTTCAGCGACTATGATATTGTTTAGCATTGTGGGGTTATTCACCACCCATTGTAGTAAATCAGGTTCAGAATAAATCTGTTTCATTAGGGCATCAGCACCCTCCCAATCTGAAAAAGTCCTTTCCAACCAGCCCAAAGCACCAGGTTGCGTTGATTCAAGAATTGCATCGACTCTTTGCTGTTCAAAACCGCTTCTTTCTGCGGTTTGCATCGGTATCGGGTCAAGTATTCTGAAAGCACGTCCTGACGACAACAAATCTTTTTGATTCTGACCCCCTTTATGCCAATTAGAAAATATGTCCATGTTAGCTACAATTAGTTGTTCATTTGTCGTCATTAGGTTTCTTGAAAAATTAGCGATCTTATCCGCCAATCCAGAATCAAAAGCATCAGGGTCAGGTGTTCCAAACTCGTTATTGATTTCGACTTTGTGTTGCTCTATACCGTCTGATGTGTTGACGAATAATGAACCCGCTTCTCTGTTTGAGCCTACCTCCTGGAACAGTATCATAACCCCTTTTGCACTTCTTGCTGAACCTAATCGACTCGACCCTTCCATCTCAACATTCCAATCATCACCCTTTATTGCGAAAACGTCCCAATCTGAATTATCGAGATTTACTGTATCTCTCCAAAGCACAATCTGTCCACTCTTGAGATTTACATTTCGATCTTGATTGAACCTGCGTAAAAATTCCATATCATCCATAGTCGCAATCATTTCTCCTTCGTCTGTTGATTCCAGAGTTACTCCTCGAAATGGGTCGTTGCTACTGAAATCACTCCAACGGGAATCGTATTCTCTTCGAGAAGTCACATCATCTTGTAGCTCTCTCTCCAATCGTTCCTTTTCCTCATTCGCCTCCCGAAGCAATCTGCGTTTTTCAGCAATCACTTCATCAAGTGCCGTTCTTACTGCTTGCGTGGTTCTTCTTCTTTGCATTTCTGACCTGCCATTATTCCAATGCGGGTCAGCAGTTCTCCATACGGGAATAGGTGCGGCGTTCCTCCTTACGCTCGGAACGGTTCGATTCGTTTTTGCTATTGTCCCACGTCTTGCCGCCCTGGATAAGATCGGGCCGAGAACTCTTCTATTTTCAACAGGTTCAAGCAAACCGTTCTCAATGTTGTTATCCAGGACGTTCCATACATCGTCTGCAGTAAACTCTCTTCGAGTAGCGGCCAAAATGTCGATGAGATAATCAACTCGGCCTCCTTCTTGCCATTCCACGTCTAAATCCTGGCGTTGCTCTGCACGTTCCTCTCCCAAACGGCCTCTTTCTCTTGCTTGGCGTTCTTCATCATCGTTTGGTGGGCGATTTATCATTTCATTCACCCTCCTCGAAAATGCTACTTGCAGATTTTGGCAAATATACCCCTTCTACCCCTACCTTTGCGTGGACGGTTTTTTTCGAAATATCATTCACCCCTGAACTTTCCATCAATCCAATTCTTCGGATTATCAAATCCAGGCATCATTGGGACATTTTCTCCCTGAGAGCCTTCTGGTGGAGTCAAAGTCCATTTCTGAACTTCATAACTTCCTGAAATCATGGATGCAGTTCTCTCCCAACCTACCATTTTGAATCTCTTGTCTTTCGAAAGAATATTTCCTAATGCTTGCATTGTTGCGCCATGCCTCAAATTATCGTTTACGTAGTCAAATATTTGTTTGGTGTTTGGCGCTCGCCCCATCATGTTCATATCATAAACAAAATCAGCCGCATTCCGCTTTATGTTTTGATTCTTCTTTGCCCCAACAACAGTTCTTGGCGATACCCATTCTTTTTTCCTCGACCATGCCCTGATTTTTTCCTGTTCTCTGATTCTTTCTGCAGGTGTGGATCTTGGCAATCCTCTGCCAGTATTCATGTTGGGCGGGTCAGGCGTGACGTTCAGGACTCCATCAAGCGAACCATCTTCAGGAAGTCGAGGATTCATTTTTCTGTAAACATTAGGCTGACCGTCTCGATGTGGCAATCTGCCAAAATCTCGATATGGCAACAAGCCTCTATCGACAAGCTCTTTCCTGGTAAATCTTTGACCTTCAGAATCAACATAGAAGAATCCGCCTGTATTCGGGTCTTCAGTCAAGAAGTAATCATCAGAAAGCCGATTGGCTTCAGCACTACCTGAAACCGCCTTGCCTAATTCTTCGAGATCCTTTTCCCTTCTCCACGATTGATGTTCAACTCCTACAAGTTCTGTTAAAGAAGTCAAATCCATTATCGAATCTTTGATTGATTCTTTGAAGAATGTGTCTGTTAAATCATTTATTTCATGTGAATTGAAGCGTATCAAATTGGCTTCAATTATTGGTGTAGCCTGGTCGATTCTCTCTCCGATTGAATCCAGCCAGGGGTCTCTAATATATGCGCCTGGCAATCCACCTGTTGAGCCAATCTCTCCTATCAATGGCGAAGCCATCTGCGCTCTTGGAGGAACTATTCCAGTCATAGACATATACTTGAGCAATTCAACTTCAGTCATTGCATCGATAAGGTCTGAAAACGCTACTCCTCCGTTTGGTTGTGTTATGCCTTCTAAATCAACGGCCAATCTTTCAGCGCCTCTGCTTTCAGCCATTACTTCCATAGCAACGTCTGGACGATCTAAAGCGGCTTGTGGTCTCGGCGTAAAACCAAACTGCATCAATGAAGCGCCTAAACCTCCTTCTGGTGGCGCTTGGCCTTCTAAAGCGGCATCATCTTCTGCCATTTCAACTAAGAGTTTCGCTGGCAAATCTCCTGTTGGAGTATCGGCCAATTCCTTTCTCGCTGGATGGTCTGCAGGTAATGCTGATGCTCGCAACATGGCGTTGGCAATTATGATGTCCAATTTCTTTTTCGTGGCCTCAATTTGGCCTGTTGCGAAATTAAAATCTGCTCTTTCCTGGTTCTCATCATCGACAACCACTATTCCTCGCCAACGGTTAGGATCGTCTCTGTAATTGTCGAACCAATCTTCCCAGGCATCAGTTAATGTCCTGGCATAAACAGGTAATTTTCGATAGTGTTCTTTAACAATCGTATAACCATCTCTCGGAACTAATCCGAGTTCTGTCTCTTCTTGACTTAGAGCTACGCCAGTCGCACTTGAGAATTGAGTTGATGAAGTAGTGGATTTATCAGAACCGACCTGAACTCTATCAAACCCTGTCGCCTGTAAAAACGCTCGAACTTCTTGTATGTTTAATGGTGAATCAAGAGATGCACTTGCCGCATTCGAGATAGATGCTGTTAACTTCATTCCATCTTCTATGTCGTTTTGATTGTCTTGCAGATTAACTGATTCCTCAATAGAATCTTCAACCAAATCAGCAAGGTCGACCATTGATGGCAATTCCACATCAGGCGGCGCTGAACCGTCCCAACCCGCCCATTGATTCCACTTCAAACTCTCTTTCATAGATTCGATTTCAGCCTCTTTATCCATGTTGTAAATGTAAGCGAACAGTTGATGCTCGGACATTCCCATTTGCCTACTATTCAAGATGATTCTTTCCTTCAATTCCATGTCCAGCATATCTTGAGCCTTTGATTCCATCTCTCCATAGATCGCATCTGAAAATGTCCACAATAACTGTCCTCTTTCATCAAATACACCTTTGAATCCGCCTGAAGTTTCCCTTACTGAAAATGTATCTTCTGGATTTGCGATTTGTCCTGGACTATTGATGATGGCATAATGCCCCATTGCCTGTGCGACTAATTTCTCCTTCTTTGATTCTAATTTTTCGTCAAGGCTTTCGCCCAATCTTCCTTGCACCTGGGAAAATATTGTGTTCCATTGAAACGGCGTAAGGTTTGTTGAAATATCTCCGTTTAGCATTTCAGCGTTTGCGATTGACTGTTTCAAAATAGCATCGTTATTCGACTCTATTTCATCATCTAATTGTTTGATTTCTGAAACGTAGGATTTTATTTCGCCAACCTGTTCATCAAGCAAGGATTTGTATTGTTTTACTGTCCTGGTATCGTCTGAATTTAGCGGTTGATTACGTGCGATTTTCATAGCGGTTGGAAAGGTCTGTATTCTCAAAGTATCTGTTTCTGGAATTGGGAAATTGTAAGTTCGAGGATAGACATAAATCGAAGTATTGGTTCTGTTTTTGACTACCCTGGCATTCCAACCATTGTTTCGAGCAATTGCCGCTATTGATTCCATCCTTCGATGAGTATTTTTGTTGGCTAATGAAGATGAAAGCAATCTTGAGTATCTTCTTCCTTCAAATATCCTTGAAGTGGAGGGGGGATAAAAGCGTCTTGGCATAATTTATGCCTCCTCACTTTTTACGCTTCTTTTTTCGCTTATCTCGCTTCTTCTGAATCTTCTCGATCTCCACGTCAACAGTAGTATTTCGTTTAATTGCGAGTTTTTCTGCCTTGCGTAAATCGGCTCTGTCTTGCTTCCGTTGTAATTTCTCTTTCTGTTCCTGAACTCTTACTGCAGAAGGCTTGATTGGTTTGACTCTCTTTGGTTCTCGAAGAAGTCCCAAACTCCAAATTGCAGGTTGTCCTTTATCCTTTGAAACAATCAATGAGTCGATAACTTCAGGGTTTTTGACCGATTCTAAACCTGCGTTGACTGTGCGCTTTAGTTGCGGCACGTTTCGAATAACTTTGGCCGATGCGAGACCTAACAGCATTGCGAGAGGAATGAAACCTGCTGATGCTACACTTGTGGCGGCAAGTGCGCCACCTGCGAGAAGTCCTGTTGAAGTGGTTGCGATCTCCAGCGAATTGTATTTCACAAGTGTATCAAGAGGAACTCCAGCGTCATAATTTGCTTTGGCCTGTTGATATTCCTTCGCTTCGAGTTTTGTTTTCAATTCGGACTGTCTTTTTTGTGCCGCCTCGATTCGCTTATCTCTTAATTCTGATTCGGCACGTAATGCACGATTCGCTTGAGCCTCTTTCATGGCTTTGGCGACTACTTCTGGACTATCATAACCTGCCCTTCCGCCGTATTTAATCACCAAATCGTTGAAATCTTGAGCCTCTATTGCATCTTCTTGCTCTTTTTTCGTCAGCAATCCCGCATTGGGTTTCTTAGCTCTCCTAAGTGTAAATCTCTTCTTCTTTTTTGTTGGAGTAGGATTCCTCGCCATTTCTGCTCTCTGCAGTAAGGTCATGCTTGCCATTTCTGAATTGAATATTCTTCGAAACTTCTTGGATTCGCCTTCCAGAATCACCCAATCTCCCTTGCCTTTCCGTTCAATGACTCTTGCGTTCCGCCCATTCTCTCTTGCTCTTTGGGCGATTCTTTTTGCCGTTTGCTGACTCTTTACGGGCGAATGCCTTTGAATCATCAATTTGCCATCAATGGTTCTCATTACTGGCGCTTCAGAATCTCTCCTGGAAGGATCTAACCCTGCTAATCTTGTTGCCTCGTTTGCGCCAAATCCAACCTGAAGGTAAATCATACGTTCTCGTTGTCGGTCTCTTGGCTGACCTTCCATTCTTTCTGAATCTATGAGTTTTTCAGCCAGGTCTCTTCGAGTCCTGTATTCATTTCGAAGGCGGGTCGTTTGGCGGGATGGGCCAGTTCTTCGCTTCGCCATACTATGCAACCCTATTCAACTACTTATGAAAAGAACGGGTAAACTTCACCAACAAACACACTTTACAAGGGTCATTTCAACTTCTAATATCGTTTGCCTCAATCCATTCGGTAAATGCTTGAGTCCAGATTTGGTCGTCTCCGCCTATTTGTTCTAATTCATCTTTGATGTCTTGACCCTCATTATTCAGATACCTGTTCCACTTGGCGATTGTGATAGGATCTGAAATGCTTACTTGCGGGTATTCTTCAATAAGTAGTCGTTGACGGGTTGGAGACCAGGTTGCCAGGTTTTCGAAATCACCAGCGAAATATTGCCTCCAATCTGGAAAACTTACTACGTCCAAAGTGGTTATTCTTGCAGGGTCTTTTGAATCTCCTGAAAATCCTGTTATTTCAACAAAATCATTCTCATTATATTCTGATTCTCCTTCGTCTTCTGGAAATGAATCTGATGCGGTGATAATTCCGATTTCACCGCTTGGTAATCTAATATATTTCTCGTAAGCCATATCTCGCTCAAATAGCCTTTGAACGTCTGTTATGTCTAAGCCTCCTTCTAATCTTTGTAATGCTAATGCGGCACTTGCACCTTCAACCATTGAGATTCCTATGTTCCTTTGGTCTCTCAATGTCTGCTTGTCTATTTTGTTTACAAAACTCGGATTATTGTCCAATGGTCTCGAAAGCCCTTTCGAAAGGCTCTTTGGCGGACTAATTATCTCGCTATTCCAATACAAAGGGCTATCCTTTGGCGGAGGCATTATTGTTCGAAGAAGGGGATTATCAAGAGTTTCAAAATCAGCACTCTCCATGAAGTTCAAAGGGCCAAATTTCCTTATCATTTCGATTTCTCTTTGAGTAGGTTCTTCGGGATTTCCGACAATCATAGAATCGAAATCCTCTGAATCCTCAAACAATGATGTCGGTTGGAAAGCATCGATTAGATCCTTTTCAGTTATGCCTTGTGTTTCTATCATGTCGATTACTTCATCACCGTCTAAACCATATTCGTTAATCAAAGCAAATACGAATGCCTGGTATGCCCTTGCAGTTCTTTCTGGATTCGTTAGCTCTTTCGGTTCTAACATTGTCCCTAAGTTTTCGTTTTGTAGCGCATCAGAAATGTCGACTCCTATTGCTTCGAGGAATGTCTCGGCATCAATAGTAATGTCGTCAACGTCTATCAATGAATACAATTTTTCACTTCTTGGTGAAGGGTTTGAAGCCTCCCTGGTTAATCGTTCTGCATCTCGAAGATTTGCTTTACCAAAATATCCTTTTTCCAACTGCTTCAGTCGCCTTTGGTCTTCTCTGAACTTCTCATCAAATCTCGAAGTGTGCGGATATATTCCAATGTTGAATAGGACTTCTGCGGCTTCGGTTCTGGTTAAGAATCCGTAATTCTGAATAGTGCCGTCCATATCGTGAATGAGAAGCATTTTTCTCTCTTTGTTGGCATTTGTCCTATCAAACCTCTTTGCTCGGTTATCTTCGATTTTTTCCCTGCGATCTGTTAGGTTTCGTTCTTCGAATAAATTAGCATCGGCTTTCAGAGCATCTTCCCAATCATCAAATATTTTTTTGTCGTAGGTTCTTGGCTCTCCCTTCTTAATTTTGAAGGTGTATTGTCCCTCTAATCCCTTTTCTCCTTTAGTGGCATAAACCAATTCATGCCCGTCTCTATTGACGAAAAGTGGTATGTCGTGCCAGGATTCCCAATCCGTAGTCACAAGAGTTATCTCTTCGCCTGGTTCTATCTCTTTCATTGCTTGCCTTGCCCTTAGAACAGGATAAGGACAATTTAGACCTCTGCAATCAACCATTCGATTGTAAATTACTGGATATTGCCATTGATTCGCAATTGTTGGCTCAAGCGGTATTGTTTGCCATTGCCTGTCTCTCAAACTTGGAGTATCTGTCCCCGTCTGGTATAATGAGTCAATAGGAATGCTTCTTGGATAAACTTCGGTATAGACATCGGCCTCATCCATAGTGGTATCATTGGGCCTATATCGAGGGAATATTTGGACTCCACCCATTCTTTGAACTTGATTTTCATTTGGATTCCAATTTATTCTCGGATCTCTTCGCCAATTTAGATTATCTCGCACGTATAGTCCAATCTCGTCTCGCCATTGAACCACCCTTACGTTGCTACCATAGGAACGAATCAAATCCGCTAATTGTTTTGTCCTGGCTAATTGATTAACGCTTGGTTTTCCGTCAGCGCCGTTTTGTGCGACTCCGAATAGTTGGTATGCTTTGTTGTTAAAAAAGCGATATTGGGGTCGTTTGCGTTTAGTTCTGACTCCTGTTACCTCGAAAGTCCGCTTTGTTGGCACTTCTCTTGCCATTTGTGCTTGCCTAAATAGAACAGTCGCAATTCTCTCGTCAGAATAATTCCTTGATTGTAGCTCTTTCACAAGCGCAGTTATGTTGCGAATGCTTGAACCTGTTGGATTTGAAAACTTCTTCCACTCTTCAAGTGTCCTTCGTCTCTTTGGCATACTATCCCCTCAATTCTCTTTGAGGGAAATAGATGAAGTTTCGATAGCGGCCATTCTTCATTCTAACTGACCTGACTCCTAAACCATGCCTCCTACGCAACATTGCCGCCCTCATTCGTGCTGTGTTTCTGTCTAAAGATTCGTAGTTGAAATTAACGTAATATTTCCCATCGAAGTTTCTGTATTGGTAGGCATAGCCTCTGCGCCGTCTCTGTGTTGTTCCTTCGGGTCTCATTATTGGCGGGGTTCTTGTAGCGCCCCCTCTAAACTTCTTCTTCTTCTTCTTTGGATAGATCGGGTCATGTTCATGCTCATGTCCTGGTTGACTCTTCCATTCTTGCTTTGAGTCGAAATGAGAATGAACGTGGCTATGCTTTACCCAATCTCCGCCCAAATGCCCTGTTAAATGTCGATTGTATCTTTTTTGTAGGTCTCCTGGTTCAACGGCTACTGGAGTTTCTGTCCTTTCATCGAACTCTTGTAATTTTGCGGCAGTAATTGCTTCTGTGACGGCTTCTTCAACCAAAATGTCTGTTGATACGTCTTCAGGTTTGTTTGAAAATGATTCCTTGCGGAGATATACGCCTGGATTGTTGGATTCTCTAATTCTGTTTTGTGCATGAGTCAATTCGTGAACTACCACATCTTCGGTGACTCCATCGGCTCTCCTCAATGTATCAGGGTCAAGGTAAACTTCGTTTTCAACAGATTGTCCAGCAATGTCTTCAGGCAATTCTTTGATGTCGATGTTAACGTCTGCTTTGTTTAGCTCTTTCAATTCATTCTTCGAGAAATTGTCTTTGATGATTCCTCTAACGATCTTCTTCGATTGTTTGAGTTCCTCTGCACCCATTCCTGACTCGTCAGTTATTTTCATACTGGATAGCCTCCTCCATATTTGTAATTCGCATAACGGCCTCCAGGTTGATACTGCGGGTTAGAATCCATTTCGCCTACTGGCACATAGACGGGTTTTGGGTCGTTTTTGTCGGACATTGCATCGACTCCCAAAAGCACTCCTCTATTTATTGGAGGATTTATCCAGGCGGCAATTTTGTATTCTTCATTTTTTGTTCCTCTTTTGACTATTTGGCTATTTAGTGGTGGCGGTCTATTCTTCTTATTCAACCCCATCCAGGCGTTCTCTTTGTTGGATGGTTCAGTTGTTGCAGTAATCTTTGGCTTCTTTGTCTTCTTATCACCAGTCACCCTGAGTTGATTAGACAAAGTATTGAAGTAAAGTGTCGGATAGTTTAGATCCACATAGTAAATGTTGTTTGGATTGTCTTTTGCTTCTTGAAGAGTCATTCCCCTTTCTGATTCCTTTTTGTAGTTGCCTCCAACAAGAGAATATCTGCGCCCTAAATCTCCCATTCCTCTCGATTCATTTGTGTTTAGCAATCTATCAGGTTCGAGGATTTCATCACTTCCTCCTCTGAGGAACTTGCGAACTTGCATACTCGCTGGATGGCCGTCATAAGCTACATCATCATCAGACCAAAAATCGCCTTCGATTCGAAGGATTTTTCCGTCTTTTGAATATCTTGCTTCCTTCTCCATAAAACCTGAAGCCAATCTATCTCTGATTTCCTCTCTGGTCTCTTTGTTGTTCCTTACAACTTCGCCCGACCTGGAATTATTCTGTATTTCAATGGCTCTTGTGATTAACTTGTTTTGGGCTTCCTTGCTTAATTGGTCGAATCGTTTGAGAACTCCTTTAACGTCCCCTCCATAATCATTAACAAGACGATCTATCATTGGCCTTTCCTCCCATCTTTCATCTCCTTTACGTGGATTAGCAGAATGCAATGGATTCCTGGGCGTTTCTGGACTAAATGGTGCAACAAAAATCGAGAACTCTTCGCCAGCAATCACCAATGGCAACATTACATCTCCATTCGTATTTTCAAAAGATGGCTTTGAACTTACTGCAGAGTCAGGTCTGTTTCTCCAGTTTGCATGATGTCGGTTTCGTCTTTGCCATTCTTCAGAATCGGTATCATCGGCCTGAAGCGTATTGAAGGTAACATATTCTTGAGTTCCAAATACCTTCAGAGCCTCGTTTAATCGACTTCTTGAAAACAAGGAGTTTCCTATTCGTATCACTTCTGCGTATTTTCCAGTAGTATAGCCAGGATATTTTGGCCCTTCATCAGTCCATGTTGTTTCCTTGCTATCTGCGAAATCTCTGCGATCTAAACCAAACTCTCGTTTTGGTGCGATTGCTTTTCTAATGTCTCCAACTTTAGCGAATCCGACTTCAAGTGCGCCTGGATAATTTGAACGGATATTCATTACAGCATCGGGCAAATCACCTGTCCTCCATCCAAACATGACTGATGAAATGTCCCTTACGTAATCGTCTTTTTTACCTCCTCCTGGTATTGGTTCAGCCCAACCTTTCCAATCCCAATGTCGGCCTTCTGGTTTACCTTCTAATTCGACTCCCATGCTCATAAATCCAGGAGGGTAATTTTTGCCTTTAGCAAAAACTTCTCGCTTTTGCTCTGCAGTCAGCGCAGGGCGCTTGAGATTTCTGCTGGATAATTTGCGAAATGCTGGTGGCGTTTTTTTTCCGCTACCTTGCTTCCATATTTCCCTTCGAAGTTTTTGTGGTGCAGAATTGACGGACATTCGCTTTGGCATGGTTTTGCCTTCGCCTACGAATACAGCATAACCTCCGCCTGTCTTTTGAGAGAATGATACTTTCCTGGCTGGCTCGCCATTTGCTCGATGATATTTCAATAAACGATCTGCAACTTTTTCGGTTGTTTTTTCCGCACCGTATCTCAGCATAAGAGGAGATTTACGATACGTTTTGTTTCCAAACTGTCGTTCTTCGACTAATTTGCGATAATACAGATTCGCTACAATAGGGATTCTTCGCCTCATATTACAGTCACTTCTCCTCTAACTGATATGAAAACAATGTTAGAGACGATCAATCCTATGACTGTGAAAACCAGGAATAATCCTCCACCGCCTAACAATGGAATGATGAAGCCAAACATAAGCAAAGACAAGATTGCATCTGCATACAAAAAGCCGCCAAAGTTTCTGCCTCCAGCATCAACTCCCAGGGCATTCGTTGAAAGAATGAACCCTCCCAATGCTTTCAAGACAAACAATTCGAGAGCTACTGTGAACTCCCAGGTATCAAAATATGGTGAATCGACTAAAGAACCGTCATAATCTCCTACATCAAAAATTGCTAACAAAGTAGTTCCTTCTGTAAATTGAGTAATAGAGCCTTCTCCATACAAAATATGCCACAAGTGAGACAAAACAGGTGTAAGCAATACTGTAACTAAAATTAGATTTTGAAAGATATTGTCGAAATTCAACCGCAAGCGATTATCTCTTGTATCATAATCTCTGCTAAATCCCAATACTGCAAGTAAAAAAACGAAACTAAAAATCGCCCATTCAAAAAATCCTACTTCGCTACCTAAGCAACCTTCGAGATAATTACAACTCATGTCTTTCGCCTCTCTATTTCCTCTTGTAAATCCCACGCTTCCAATTCGTAAACCTGTTTCCAATCAGCGTCTTTCTCTGTATCACAAAGATGTTCAGTATAGGAGAGCAGATCCTTGAGTTCCTGGAATGTTAAATCCTCATACATTAGGGCATCACCACGCAATCATCTATCATTATCGGCGCTCTCGTCACGCCGTATGCGGTAGCCCCGCATGATAGCGGGTTGTCTGGAGAATACTCAAAACTTGATTCTCCCAATATTTCGACTTTGTTTGCATTTATCGGGCCTTTTGATGTCTGAATCGTCATTGGCGGTTGCCGTTCTTGCATTGGCAGGTTGCGATTTGCACTAATCATAAATCGGTTAACGTGGATTCTCTTCAGGTTCGCTCTCTTCCTTTGAGCCATTGGGTTCTTCGAGCAAGCCCTGTAAACTGAATATGTGGTTTTGCCGTTTGTCTTACCTTTGATTATTTTCGCATTCATTCCAAGCATTCTATGTCGATTGGCAATTTTTTCTGCACGATCTCTGGAAATACCATGTATTCCCAAAGTATGTCTTTTTTTGCCTATCATCCGAACTTGTGCTGGCATTACAAATCCTCCAAGAATTGTAGCTCTCCTGAAGGTTGTTGGAAAATCTGTCCAACCCTCTTAGCAAGCGTAGGATTTGGAGTCACGCCATCTGGAGAGGGCGCTCTCCATACCTCGATTGTGAAATCTTCGAACTTCAATTCCTTGCCGCTTTGCATGGCTGGAATCAAAGAATCGTAAGAAGAATATTTCTCAAAGAGTTCGTCATAACTGACTCCAGGCTGTAGCATATTTTTCGCTTCTCGAAGTGCATTTGCCTTTGACCTTTGATACCAAAGAGATGTTGTATTTCCGCTTAGATCGGTTAGCCTAAGTTGATATTTTGCACCTTCAGTTGCGTCAAGTTGCGCTTGAGCATCTCCGCCCTGGTTAGCAACTCTTTCAGCCGCAACAAGTCGCCTGTGATTTTCCGCTTGCTCTGCAACTGAACCATCGATGTCTAAGAACTCGAACTGCTCTCGGTTGCGGTCTCTTCCCGATACCCATTGAGGCAACATAAATCTCCTAACATAAGGCAATATATCGTTGGCGTAATTCCTATCTTCAGGTTCTCTTTTCGTTCCGTTAAGGAAGAACTTGAAATCTCCATCTTCCAATCTTGCATCTCCACCTAAACCTTTGATTTGGAATCCAAGATATGTGCCGCTTGACTTATCCATTTCTGCCAAAACTCCGACTACTGCGATACCTGGCGCTGGTTTGTTGTTTTGAGAAAATCCTTCCTCTGAATATATTGGATTTTCAGAAAGATAAATTGCATCATCGTAAGCGGTTAGAATTGAATCCCATTTATCCGTAGGGTCGTCAGGGTCATACGGAATAATCGAATGCGCTTGACCTGCAGAATCGAGAACAGCCCATCCTTCTTCGACTTCGGTTTCAAATCCTTCTGCATCATTTACTGGCCTCCATGTCCAAATCCCTCTTTGGTTTGGTCGAGTTCTTACGGGCGCTGATGCGCCTAAACCACCGCCATAACCGTCAGGTGGCGCTAAGATCGTTCCATCTGGTGCGGTTAGCATATCTGAACTAAATGAATCATAGAATGCGCTTCCAATTAAGGAATCACCTTCTGAAAAATCAATACTATCAAGCAAATCCTCTAAATCAGTTGGTTGTGCAGTTTTTCCTATTCTTGCTTCTTCTCTAAATCTTTCCTGAGATGAAATGATAATTTCCTTTGTCTCTTCGGGATTGTCGCCCCAAGTTTCGAATCCTTTTTGCCACATTTCATCGATTTTATCATCGAATATCTCATCATAGGTTTCGTCTTTGCTTTCTATGTCTCCAAGCAACTCATCTAAGTCAAAATCTAAATCAAAATCAGTTTCAACTTTGATTCTTGCATCCTGGGCGCTTTGTCGGTTCATCTCATTGAACTCCTCAATAGAGCCGACTGTTGCCGTTCCTTCCTCGATACGAGCATTGATGAAATCCGACATAGCCTCATTCATTCCCATAAACAGGTCTTCTTGAGAATCGATTTTTGCCAATTGTGCTTCTTTTTGTTGTAATTGAAATAGATCTCCGCCCTGAAGTCGCTGAAGGGTTGTTATTGCATCAGCGCCACCGATGTTCGACAAGTTTTCTCCAAATGAAAGGTTTGGATTATACCCTTGCTGTTGAGATAACCACGTCTGCAGTTTCAAAGTATCAAGTCCAATTAACGGGTCTTGAAAATCTCTCCAGGGTATTCTGATGTAGTTGTATGTTGTTGGTCGTTTGAAAGCACTCCAAAGGGCAGGGTTTTCTGGAGAGAAAACTTGCCTTGCTCGTTGCCATGCTTGATTGTCTTGAGAAAGTTCGACTGCACTTCTAAATCCAAGAGACCTTGCGTAAGCGTTGAAAAGATTGAGGCGATCCACAAACTTAGGATTTCTAAATCGTGGCAGACCATAGGAACTCATTGCTGGAGTAGCACCAACGAATAATCCAATGTCTCCATCTGCATATCTTACTGCCCTTGCATTGTAGCCACGTTGTCTTACATTACGTGCGACTTTGGCAATAGTGGTATTGTATTTTGGAGACAATTCCAAAACCTTTCTAAATTTCTTTCCTCTGAATCTCCTTTCATTAGCTCTCTTTCTCGGCATTGATTTCCACCTAACCCAAAACGGCTGTGTTAGCCCATATCGACCATGCCAGTAATGATTTAGAAATCAACGATAGCCAAATGTATATTCTTTCACCAAACAGGTAGTTTGGATAAACGCCTTCTGCATACTGAAGTGCATGGTTGAAAGCGAATGATTGGAAAAGCAAAAATTGTGTTACTATGATGAACCAAACAAAGTCAGGAACTTCGGAAAGGTCTGCGCCAATCTGTGAAAGGTTGAGGAAAATTGAGCCATAAACTGCAATCCAGGGGAAAGCACCAACAATGCAACCCATGATGAAGGGTGTCCAATCCGTCCTATCTCGGTCTGGTGGATTTTGAACTTCAGATAGCCACCCAAATAGAATCATGCCAATATTAGCACCAGCAACTCCAATCAATGCTGAAAGATTGGTAAGTCCTGAAAGTAGCATGATAATCAAAATCATAATTGTTGATGATAAAGCATACTCGACCCATCTGAAGATATTTATTCCACGATCTAATTGTCCTTTGTAAACTTCAAACACACCTGGCAATACAGTCAGATAATGGAAAACTGCAGATAACAGGGAGAATGATGCAACCCAATATGCGATTATTGCCTCGTAGTTTGATACAATTACTGGAGAGCATTCTCCATTTTCATAGCAACCAGGAGGGCCAGGTGCAAATGTGCTTAGAACTGTGATTACGAAATCCTGATTCGCCCATAGAATCATTGCCAATCCAGAAAGCAGGTGAACAGTTCCTACCAAAAATGAAAATCTCCGAATAGAATCGTAATCCTCCTCCGTCACATCATCTGCAACCTGCGCTCTCCTTGAAGCCACAATCGCCTCTTGATTGTAAATTGAAGAAGATCGCTTGCTGATTCTCGGTTTAGGCATCTGCGGATTTACCATATCGCTCAAAATCTCTTCTTGCTTTGTTAATCGATTAGGATTCGTTACTACTTGCCATCCCTTCTTCTTCGGCAATACTCTCGCTAATTTTCCTTGATTTCTCATTTTTTCAGCGACTTTTTCAGCACTTTGTTTCGAGGAAAGGTTTGCTTCGTTTACGAAAGGCTGTTTTGAGCCTCTTACGTCAAATCGCCTTGCCATGTCTCCACCTCCCTAAATGGCATAATAACGGCTTTGGCGTAAGTTGGTTTAGATGCACACTTTATCAGCGTAGTCAATCGTCCCCAAGTATGCTTTTCCAGGCTCTCCTTATTTCACCAACTTTTTCTGTTCCGCCATCCCACGAACTGCCTCCTATTGGTTTGGCAAGTATTGCGGCAGGTAAGTTGGAGAAATCACTTTTCTTGTCGATGAAGTCCTCAATTGCATTAGCGGACATTCTTCCTTGATTATCTGAATACTTGTAATCTTTAGCCAACTGCTTGTCCCATTTTTTGTTTAGAGCTACCGAATCGTTGTCGAGCATATATTTATCCTCCCAACCATGAATCCAATCGGGCATATCTTTGTCGAAGGCGAACCTCTGATAATTCCAAAGCCGTTTATCGTATGGTATTTTTCCAAAATTGCTTCCATAACCCTGATACGAAGGAACGGCTGTCTGAAGACCTACGTTCCGCTTGATGTCTTTCGTATCTTTGTTGGGATCTAAATGCAAATTGCCGTTTTCATCAGGGACAAACTTCGAGCCATCTGGAGGGTATGCTTCTTTTCGAGCAACCCATTCAACGAATGCCATATTTCCTGTTTCTGTATCTGACTTTCCAGGGTCTCCTTCTACGCCAAAATATCGCTTGTTGAAATCTGTCCTCATTCTCTTTGCAGATGGAGAAAAGTCATTCCATATCGCTAATTGTAATGCAAAATCGACTTGTGAAATGTTCCACATCTTGCCTCCATAGAAAAGTGCTACGTTATTTTGGTCTCCATCGTCTTCATCATAATCAGTTCCGTCTTGCCAACCAAGCGGTGTTCCTTCTTTATCGAAGAATACTTGATGGTCTCCTATGGCATAAAGTGCATCTGGATTTTGTGTCGACAATTTGTGGGCTTCTTTCATTGTCTGCCATAATCGATAATGCCAGGAGTCGTTAGGTAGGAATCCTCCCCGTTCTTCACCAAGAGATGCAGACATACGAAGAATCCATCTTCTTACAGGCAACTGTTCCCAGTAATCATTAGTGTATTCTTTTCCTATTCCTAAAGCATGGGATTCTGATTCGGTAGTTGATACTCCGTAAATGATGGCGGGATAACTCAAGTGTTCCGCCCAAGCGTCTTCTGAAATTGGCGCATCCTCTAAGAGATTGTAATAACCGCCTCTCGGATCTTCATTGTTGCCTGTAATGTTGTAGTGGTCTTCTAAAGAACCGCCGCCAATTGTGTAATCAGAAGCGCCATAATCGCCATACTTCTTAATCAGAAAGTGCTTAATCGGGGTCAATGGTCGAATAAAATATTCTGGACTTTTTTCTGCACCTTCAGTAAAAATCGCTGAATCAAAGTTAATCTCATTTTCCAAAAGTGCCTCTGAAGTGTCCTCATTTAATTCTCTATCCAGAAATTCAGAACCCATCATTCCTGATGATTCTAAGCGTTCCATTGGTCGGTTTTCACCGCCTCGAAATAAAGTAAAAATTGAACCGCTACCCGCAACATTTGGCGGTGTGCTTTCAATTGGCAGATTGCCCCATGTTCCACGTCTTACGAATATATTTTCTCCAAGAAGTGTATTTACTCCGCTATTCCTCCACGCTGTTTTCGATTCGACTTTGCCTGGCCCACGTCTTCGAATATTCACATCAAGTCCTTTCCTTCGGCCTTTTTGTCTCTCTGTAACCATCCTATTTTTCCTATCCATAGTCATAGATTTGGGGACTTTAGGCGCATCACCGCCATATTCTGATTCCCATTGCATATCCCACCATTCGCTGAAATCTTTAGGATCGTCTGAAGGAGGAAGCATATCTGAGTTGTAGCTCTTTCGTGAATATATCCCCATCTCTCCATTAGCCCATTTTACGGTTCTTACATTGATGCCTTTACGTCTTGCAGTAGCAATCGCCTTCGCTAAAGCCAGCCTTCTTTTGTAGGGCATATTCGAAACCTGCATAACACTCGCTTTCTGGTAAGGTTTTTTGTTGAACCTTCTAATTAGTGGTCGTCTTTTTCGATTGATTCAATCACCCCCTCATTTGCCATTTTCGCCTTTCGATTTCTAATGATATGTCCTCATCGGGGACATCATCCCAATTAACCCAACTTCCTCTCAAGAATCCCTTGATTGAGTCGCCGTCTCTGTCGAGCATATTCTCGAATCGTTCTTTTGCTTCTGCAGGGGTTTCAATAGATCCATCCATTCTGTATCTTCGCCCTGCCTCTGTGAAATTGATTCCACGTTCTGTAAGTTCTTCAACTACTTCACTTTGCCATATTCCATGATAGCCAGGATTCCATTCATCTTCTAATTCAACTTCTGTTAACAGATGAGGCGAGCCGCCATAGACCTCAAGCCAATTTGCGATTCCTGATTCTCCCCATTCTGTAATTGCGAAATTAAATTGATTAGCGAAGTTAGGGTCGTCATAATCTCCTGGGTCTTTTTCTCTCAACTTAACTCCTCTGAACCACAATTGAGCCAGCCCGTCTTTCCATTCCCTTCTATCGCCCCAACCTCTATCTTCAGCGATTTGATTTGTAAGTTGGTCTGCAAAATTAGTTCCGTATTTTTCGAGATAACTTCCGTCTGCTTCTATTTCGTCTCTCTCGACCCATTCTCCATCGATGTAATATCCATCGTCTCCATCAAACTCAAGTTCATTATCTGGAGTAATTCTGATTCCCTCAAAATCACCACGTCTTCCAGAGAAAACGGCGGTATCGATAGCGACAACGGTTATCTCGTTGTCCCTGTATAGTGAAAGGCGCTCTGCTTCTTCTTCTATGTCTGCATCATTTGCATTCAAGCGTTCTCTTCCCTGGCCTTGCTTTGCTACGTCTATGGCGTATGGTGCTTTAGCCGCAATTGCATTTAGGAAAGCTACTTCTCCTGGATATTTGGTTTGTGAGTAATCTGCTTGTCCTGTTGCGAATACATCATCGAGTTCTTTTGTTGCAGTCAAAAGGGTATCATCCAGCCTGTATGCGGCCTTCATATTCCACGCATCGGGATTATCACTCCAGGGTGAACCTGACGATCTAACAGTAACTACTGGCAAAGCCACGTATTCAGGAATTGAAAGCATTGTAATCGTATTTGCGTCTGGAAGTTCTGCACCTACAATTCCCTGTTGAGATGGGTTATATCGAGGCGCTTCTGGTGTTGAAAAGTCCAATCTTTCGAACTCTTCTTCGGTCATTATTAGTTTGGCATTGCCAAGTTGATTCGAAGGATTCATCCCTGTCTCAATTATGTTCTCTCCAACAGCCCAACGGACTATTTCCTCAAATCCTTTACCTCCAGACCTAAGACCAAATAAGGCTCTTGACTCTGAATCCTTTTCGTTCTTCTTAATTGCCATATCAACAGAATAATATTCGCTGTCCAAATCAGCCATGAACTCCTCCCAATCAGCCATCATATCTTCATTGTCTATATCGAAATCCATTCCCCCATAACCGTAATCTTCCATGAATAATTCTAAGTCCGTCAACTCTCTATCCATTGTGCCGCTTTGAATCATCTCGTTTAGATTTCTGGTTCGAGCAAGTTTTCTAATTGAGTCAGGTTGCCTTTTCAACGGAGATCCTTTCCGTCTCGGTTTCCTGGTTTCTCTTTTGTTGTAAACAAGGGGCGATTTCCTGGTCGCTTTCCTTGCATATACGCCAATTTCACCATTAGCCCAACCTACCGTTCTAATATTGATGCCGTTTGCTCTCAATTTCTGAACTCGTTGCGATAAAATACGCCGTTGATTGAAATTAAGATTTGGCAAAACTCGAACCTTTGAATACGGTTTCCTGTTAAATTGCCTGATATTTGGCCTTCGTCTCATCAAAAGCCCTCCCTGTCTCTGAGAATCTTCTCGTCTTCATCAGTCCATTGGTCGATAACTCGTCCTCTCTTTCCGCCCCTCATGGGTCTCCTGTCTCTATTACGTTTGATGGATTCGTCAGTCCTGGATGCTTTCATGTTTGGCGCTCGATTTACCTTTTTGATTTCGAGATCTATTTCATCTGAATGAATTGCGCCTCCTTTGTTATCATAGTAGTAGCCGATTTCTTCAATTCTATCTGCAAGTTTTTGCCTGAACTCCTTAGCCTCATCCAATGTGCCAAATGCGTATGTTGGTTGATTTTGTTTGGTGGGTAAATTCTCCATGCCTTCACCAACAAACCGTTCAAAGGCTGGTCGATTCCAATTTATTACAACCCAAAACCTCGCAGGTTTGGAAACTTTAGGAATATTCCCTCCTGAAGTTATCAGTTCTCCTCCAAAACCAGCAATTCCTGAATCACTTTCACCTGCTATGTTGATGTTGTTAAGATGGCGAACATTCATTGCGACTGCATTTTCAGGGTGTATCTCTTCTGCAAGAGATGTTCTTTTCGTTTCGAAAGAGCTTGCTGGCAAAGTCGGCAAATCTTTTTCTCCAATTTCGTTAATTCGGTTCAATGAGTTTTGAAATCGGCTTTGAGTATTTTGCGCCACGCCTGGTATTGAATCTCCCAAAAAGAAGTAAGCCTGATCGTCTGTGGAATCTCCGAATTGGTAATCGCCGTTTCGTAAATTCAGGTTTGCCGACTCTCTTTGGTCTGGAGTTTTTTTGTCCATTGAATCTTGAACCCTTCTCGCAGACATTAAGCCGCTTTCAGATATTTTGATGTTGACCGTATCAGTAAATGTGACGTTGTATTTTTTGGGCGAGGCATAAACTCCACTACCTCCTCTCCAACTTACTACCCTGGCATTATACCCTCTTTGACGCAGAAGTTCTGCTTGTCTTTCTGCAATTGACTTACTTTCTATTGGGTGTCTCGGCCTACCGTCTCTTGTGTAATTGTATGTCCTGGAGACAAGTCGGTATGGGTTTCCATCAAACCTACGGACTAATTTCACCATCAGAAATCACCTTCACGAACCCTTATTTTTGAAACAGGAATAGTATCTCGAATGCAGAGGGTGTGAGTCGTTTTGTAGCCTGATTCCCAATCTGTATCTGATTCAGGCCAAAGCAAATATCTCGGATCTCTTTGCTTATTCATCTTAGCAAGTGTTTCCATCCAGGATGAATCCGTTTTCCATAACGGTTCTGACTCTCCTGTTTCGTCATTGTAATATTCATCTTCTAAAACTCCCATGCTCATATCATACATCTCGTAATCAGGTTGGAAGTATCTCTTCATTTCTGCGGGACTATCAATCACAACTTCGAGAAAAATATCTTCTGCATAAGCAGATGGATAGGCATTGTCTGAAGCAATGTCTGCAAAGGTGTCTGGAATGTTCAATTCATCTGTTCCAAATGGAGTAGCAAAACAGCCAGCAGTCATTTTTCCTTCTGCTTGTATATCAATCCAATTTTTGAGAGAAGTTCCATGAGTCATTATTATTGGGAATCTGATTTGCTCATAATTCGGCGGCAGTAATCTTTTGGCATGGAGTTCGAGCAATCTCTTCTCCTCTCCAGTAATGAATGCAACTGGCTTTACGCACATACTGCAGGTTTCTCCAAAGTTCGCATCTGAATCATTGCCACAAATCGGACAAGGCCAGCAACCATAACTTCTGTCGTCATGGTCTTCTTCTATACCTTCACAACCACAATCTCCGCCTTTTCTGCATACTGCAGGTGGCTTATCTGGTGCTACCAATTCACCCCATGCCTCCAGAGGGTCTTCTATTTCATCGACATTGAATCCTTTTTCGTATTCGTCAATTGGCCCATCTCCATACCAGGCGAACTTCGGGTCGTCTGCTTCGGGCATTTCTCCAAAGTCCTTTTCTCGGCCTACTGAATCTGAATACCAATCTCCAGTATTAGCAACGGGCAGATCGCTTGGAAATTTAGTTGCATATTTCCTTCGATTGCCAATGTATATCCCATGTCCGCCTGTTTTGGTGTGAATGACCCTGGCGTTGTAGCCCCTTCTTCGTATTGCTTCTGCAACATTTTGAGCATGGCCTTTGTTTGTAGCTCTCCCTAACCTTCTGAATGAGACATTATCGATTCTTCTAACTGTTCGCATTTCACGCCCCTTCCCTTTCCTTTTTCCTTTTGGCAAGGGCGGCTTGACCTTCTGGACTGTTAATCATTTCATCAAAATCTGCCATAGTGCCTTTTTTCTGCTTCACCCCACTTTTGGCATCGTCTTTGCGGAATAAGCGGTGGACTTCTTCAGCATATACTGAGTTGGCTGGAGAAAAGAATGCGGGTTTATCATCAACCTCAATCACAAAGAGTCCTTTTGCTTTTTTGGCCTTCTCGAATGTCCTTCTTCCAGTAAGGATTTCAAACAATTCTTTGGTTTCCTCATATCTTTCTCCTTCTTTTGTCCATTCCGCCTCTCTATTTCCTCCAGCATGAACTACCCAGGTTTTGAAAGCCGCTTCTCCTTCTTCTAACGTCATTGTTTTGATTAGTGAATCTGATTCTTTAGGATCTAATACTCCAAATCCTGTGACTTTGGATTTGGGATTTATTTTCACTTGGGGGAAAACATATCCCATTCCGTTCTTCTCAAAGTATTTCTCTTTGTCTTGCATCATTCTTGAAAGCCCGATTTGCATTTTTGCTATCGTGGTTTTTGTCTTATCGTTAGGAACGTCCTTTGGTTTTGGTTTTGGCAATCCCAAAATATCAGCAAATGAGAACTTTGTCTTGAGCCATTCTAAATCATCTGCTGGTTCATCGGGTTTCAAAGGAGGCAATGATGTTTTGATTTTGTTTAGATCGGTTGGGGATTCTATCTTTGGAATCATTGGAGGAGGAGGCATGGTCTCTTTTGGTTTCCTTCTTGGAGGCAATGGCCGCATTAGTTGTGGCTTTTGGGTGTAAAGTGCTGTCCAACCTGCACCATTGACTACTCGAACATTAAATCCAGCATTCCTTAGCATCTTAGCTCTAAATGATGCTTCCTGGTTTCTCTGCTCATAAGTCATTACTCCTTCAGTAGCACCTTGAGTAAATGCTTCTGTTAAACCATAAGTCAGACCATTAAATCTCCTGGTCGCACCTGGCCCTCTCCCCATTTCATTTCCTCCTCTTAATCATCATCCATTCTCTCGGAGATTCGCCAACCCAAACTCCAGGCTCGATTACTGTTTGAACGTCATAATCAGCCTTTGCTAATTTCGTTTCAAACTTTCGCCATTCTGAATCGGTCATGTGGTTAGCGGGTTTGCTAACGGCTTTACGATAACCAGAATTAGTCAACTTACGAATCCGTTTGTTTGCAGATCGCCTGGCAGATTCTTCACTACGGTTTCTCTTCTTCCCTCTACGTGGAGGAAGACCTGTGAACCTTCTTGTAGGTTTATTCTTGGATTTATTCTTGCGAAAACGGAACATTATTCATCATCTCCGCCTCCTCAATCATCAAGAATGCCTGTTGGGTCGTCAACCACATTCAATGCAACAAGTGTTGAAAAGAAGAAGGCTAAACCTGCAACAACTGTGATAGCCCATGCCGCACCAGGTAGTGCTGGAATTAGGCTATCAGACAATTCTCCAATGATTTCTAATCCGCCATCTAAAGTTCCGTCCAAAGCATGAACGAGACCCCAAAGGAAAATTATTCCCAATGCTAATGATAGTAAGGCTGGATTTGTTTCTCCGTCAAGATTGTATGCGTATAAGAAGATCGCACCAGCAATTGCGAGATGTGCTATTGTCCCGATTGCTTCTGCAGTTCCTACCTCGACATCAACTTCCTGAGTAAAGAATGCAAGTGCAACTCCCAATCCTAAGATTGCTGTTGCTACTGCGGATTTCTTCATATCTATGAACCAGAAGATAGCCGCACCCGCAAGAATCAAAATCAAGATTCCGAGAGCAAGTAGGCTTCCTGTAAGAGCCTCCCAAAAGTCGCTAAGACCTTCAGACAATGCGCTGTCTCCACCGCCGCCAGTTGTGCAAACTCCTTCAGGTGTTGCTGGAACTGGTAGCTCTCCATTCGAACAAAGTTCAACTGCAGTAATTTCGACAACTTGGCTTGCTTGTGCTGTTACCTGTTCTCCAGTTGCAGTCACTTGCGATACTGAACCCTGGCATACGATTGCGTAATACCCTTCACCCAAATGCAAATCTTTCCTTACATCATCTCGAACTCCGAGTCCAGCGCCGTAATTCGTTGAGGATTGCGGTTTATCGCTCGATGAAGGGTTGGATTCTGTATTCCATCCAGAATGCAAAGTAGCACCGTTAAGGTCGAAATTAACAGGGCCATAATCAACCCACATTCCGAGATATGGTGCGAGGGAATGTTCGACCTGCAAATTAGGATCGTCTGTTGGGACGAATACTTGCACGTTAATTCGAACATAGACGTTCTGATGATTATTCATTAGTCCCTGGCAGTTAACTGAAGGTGTTGCATAATCATCATGGAGAATCAAATATTGGTTTCGAGCCTCGTTTACACTTGAAGAGTTCATAGCGCCTGTAATCGAAGACCATTGTTGCTTCGAAGCATTGTGAACCTTGTTTGGGTTTCCACTTGCCCTGCCTGATTCATTCTCTGCAGTCACCATAGGCGAGCCAGTTACTACATTTCTCTCGCCTTCGCTGTTCTCTTGATAGAATACTAAATCAACTGAGCCAGGGAATGTCTTGTCGAAAATTACGTCAAGTCCGTCATTCGGGCAATCATCCCAGGGGTCTTCGTCAATCAAACCGTCATTATCATCGTCTTTGTCGTTTCGAGGGTCTTCGTCAATCCTACCGTCTCCATCGTTGTCTTCGTAAAGATGCGTTCCATCATCAGGAGTTTCAGGGTTTTGGCAGTTCTCTTCTTTTGGATAGCCTGGGAAATCATCATCTCCGCTTTCGCTATCTCCATCATTGTCTGCATCGTCTCCTTCGCCATCGTTGTCGTCAGGATTTCCTCCTTGTGTTGGAGGGCAACCTGAGTCATACGGCCACCAGATAGTAGGGCAATCATCGAAGTCGTCAAAGATTCCGTCCCTATCCTGGTCGTTGTGAGTTGGCGGTTGTGGTTGAGGCGGAGGCGTTGGTGGATCGTTAGTCATAAACTTGAACTTCACGTTCTCGTCAACCGACCATGCGGTGTCCATTACGAAAGCACATACCATTCCACCGTCAGGGTTTGGAATTGCGGCATTTACTGATGTTGCATCTGGAATAGAATTAACGCATGGCACGTTAGGGGTAAAGTAGGTGTTGAAATGTGCAGTTGGCTGTCCAGTAACGTCACCTTCTGTATTGGCGTTTTGGTGTTCATCATGGGCTTGCCATGCACAAGTGTTGGCATCTCTGCCAACTCCATTTGAGTTTCCAATTTCTTCAAGGAACTCATGGTCTGTATTGTAGCCCTGGTCGTCATCGATGTGGTTATCGTCATTTTCTGCGCTACCATCTCCCTCGTTTGTTTCTGGACTTACCCAACAAAACTCCTTTTGTGGAACTCCGCCAAATCCAACAGGGTCAAGCATAAGAACGAACTCAACGTCTTTCGAATCTGTTTGGTCTGCAAACCCTGCAGATACAACTTCAGTCAAGGACATATCATCCAATTGATTTAGAACTGAACCTGATAGATCGATAGTCAAAATTGCTTCTCCGTCATTATCCATGTTGTCGTTAATGCACCAATCAGAGAATTGAGTTCCGAGACGTTGTGAAGTCATAAAGTAAGGTGAACTTTGGTCGAGACCTTCAATATCCCAATAGTCGTTAATTTGATTGAAAGTAGTTCCATCTAATTCATCTGGTCTGTCCTCGAATCCAGCAGAGTTTCGAAGCCCTGGGTCGAATGTGTCCCAATCTGTCTGTCCAACGTGCGGGTTGATTGCCAACAGCATTTCCGAATCTGTTTGAAGTGGGCCAACTTGCGACCAATATTCAAGCTCTTTCGAAGAAGGATTCGCTGGTGGCTCATAGAAGTAAGCATTCATAGATGGGTTATATCCTGAAACCGAGTATTGAGTTCCCATTTCGTAATAATCTCCCAGGTATGAATTAACCAAATAACCATCACCATTACCTGCGGCATTGATAGTATCTGTGTAATCATGGGTTCTGGATTCTGAGGCTTCATGCCAATCTTCTGCACGATCATTGGCTTCATCGTTGATTGCATTCCAATGCGCCATAGGAACGATATAAACGTCAAGATAGCCGTTAAAGCAAGTATCATACCAACCTCGAATGCTTCCAGCATTAGCCCAACCCTGGCCTCCAGCGCCCGAATATGGCATTGCTTGCATTTGAATGTCGATTGTATGGGTGTCCCAACCGCCTGTATGTTGTTGAGACATGAAAGTTTGCATATCTAATCCGACTGTAATTACTGCGCCATCAAAGCCAGGAGTTGAGTCGATTAGAGGCATTGCCGCTTTTACATCATTGTATGCTTGAGCATTCCAATGGTCTGAAGCGCCAGTCACCGATGATACCTTGCACCCTGCGTTGTATGCTTGAGTCCAAAAGAAGAATCCCAAATCTGAATCATCACACCAACCGTCACCGATTACGTATTCCATCCAATCATCGTCTTGATTGTAGCCTGACGTTCCGCCAAACTCGTTCTTTGATGCTTCGTTTGAATATCTGCATGGGTAGTCATAGACGTAGCAACCGTCACGATCTACTCCAAAATCCCAATCGCCATCAGTCATTCCGTCATGGTTCTGGTTAGAACCGTAGTAGTGCATAGGGTCGAAAGTAATGTGGTTAACGTCACCTGGCAAAGTATAGTCGGTATCGACTCTTGATTCGATAATCAATTTGCCATTTGCGTCAAGTGAAAGGCGGTTTGTTGTTGGAACGAATCGGTTGAAATCTTCGATTTCGTCTGGATAAAGTGTTTTATCACAAGCAGTCAATACTCCAGTTTCCACGTTGTAAGCCGAGCCTGTGTCTTCACAAGATTTGTTGGCTACTGTGTATGTGCCTCCATCTGCATAAATTAGAGGCAAATGAGTCACCATAGGAGTAGCAGATGTTGAAGTATTGTCTGTGATTTTCAAGATGATTCCAACTCCTACTGTGTTTTCTAAAGTTGCACCTTCTGCATCTTCTCCTTTTGTATCAGTAGTTCTTGCGGAATAGTAATCGAAAGTTCGAGTTTCTCCTTTGCTTAGCTCTGTCCAGCAATCTTCACCTTCACAAGTTCCATCTCTATACTCGATGATTGAGTCGGTGTGAGGAACTCCTTGAGAGTTCGTTGATGAAAGTTGGTATCTGAATACCTGGTCGACTGCATCTGTTTGAATAGCCCAACCTGCATTATCAAGATTCATCAATCCATTTTGAATCAAAAGGCGATTAGTTTGTGGCCCACCGTTGCAGTCGTTGTCTGGACAAAGGGCAGTCCCCATAGCCCAACCTGACTGAAAGTGGTCGTTGTTACCTGCTGAACCTGCAATAACGAATGGTTGTGCTTGCACATTTCCTCCTTCTTGAATCATAAAATTGCCATACATTCCCATCAGAGTCAATTGCTGATGTGAACCCTGGTAATCATACGAGCCAGGATTAAATCGGTATGCGTTGTAAGAGAAGTTAATTTGTGGGTTTGATTGTTGACCCATTGCTATATCAATGTCGATAATTCGCTTTCCATCTTTGGTAGGATCGCTACTGAAAGAGTTTGAAGCGAATGAGTTGTCTGCAACAACTGGCACTCCTGTTGAGTTCTGGAACGAGTATCGCCCTTGAGACCAGGAGTAATCGATTGAACCGTCTGCGTTGACTCCACCTGCAGTAAGCGCAGAGATTCCTCGCTTATCATATCCAGTTCTTGTGTAATTGGCATTCGAATATTCATCGTCTTGTCCGTTATCACTATCGAAACTGAAATCGCCCGATGATGGATTTGTCCAGGACATAGCCGCTACTGTAGTTGAAGTAACGAATAGTAGGATAATGGCTATTGCAGTTTTCGAATAATTTGCTGTGGCACTATTTGCAGAGGGTAGGCTCATGCGCCGTCAACCTTCTTCAATTGCTTATCAATACAACCCTTGATTTTAGACAAGATGCACACTTTGTAATTGCATATTTCTGCTTCAAGCATAGTAATACAATAGCAAATATACGGATGAACCAACGATGATGTCTGATAACAAATTCCCGTAAGAATCTCCTGTGTATTCTGATTGGCTTGAAAGCAACCAACCAACAATCGGAATAGATCCTATCAATTTGTTATTTCCTAACCAATTGAATACTGCATATCCAATTCCAGAGTTCTCAACTATCTCGAAACCAACAATCAATGCGAGAGCTACATTTGGTTCTATGCCAAGCCACCAAAGTAACGTAGCAGAACCAATGTGAATTAACGTCCATACATCGAACAATGCCTGGTCGACTAATCCTGAACCCCTACGTCCTATGACTGGCCCAAAGCCCGTCATTTAATCATCTCATTGAGTAGTGGATCGCACGTCACCTACGAGAGCCTTCAATGCGCCTCCAGCGAGACCCAATAGAACAGCCGCCCAAATGGTAGCAATGTAAGCATCCATTGGGAATAGTGGCATAGTCAAGAATAGGAACTCGCCCTCGAAACTTGTGTTGTAAAGTGTAGTGACCGAGATTGTAAGTGCCGATGCAAACAATAGTCCGAATGCAAGCACTCCAAACAATGCTTTGCCCCAATCAGGAACAGGCCCGTCTTCAGAGAATTGAGATGCCGCCAATAGAGCTACTGTTAATGTGACTCCAGCAACAACTCCAATGATGTTCATAACTTCTGTCGAAAGGTCTTCCCATAGGTAGCCATCTTCGATGTTAACTGCCATCCAAGCAAAAGAGATTCCAATTCCTGTAAAGATCGCAAATGTTCCAAAGGCATTCCAACTCCAGATGTTTAGACCAAGTGGGCCTCCTCTGTTGCCTCGACCCAGGACGAAAACTCCCAGGACGAATAGCGCAAAGGATGCGCCAAGCAGAATCCAATCTGACTGAACGAATCCGTCAGCATCCATCACTCATCACCTCCTGATGTGAAGATTCCAACCGCCGAACTAATCAGCAAAGCCACACCTACTGCAGAAGCAAATGTTTGAATCACAATGTATGCGGGGAACTCCCACATAACGTCCATGAATACATCATCGTCTGCACCAAACACTTCAACAAGTGTTTCAGGCAGAGCAAGGAGAATTAGCACAAGTCCGCTAAGAGCATATCGAATTGCCCTGTCGCCCATGTTGCTTCCTGAGTTAGCCCAAATCCAAAGTCCCGCAGTCATAACCAGGAGACCAGCAGTTCCGATTCCTTGCGCCCAATCGTCTGAAAGGTCGCCAGTTCCAAGAGAGCCGTATTGTGCGGCTACCCATGCGTGAAGCATACCTACGCCAAAGAGAATCATGCCGACTCGCATATCCATCCAGGAGTTAATCGGTGAACCCATCGACCACATATAGATCGCCAGGATAATTAGGAGTAGTGCAATACCAATGATTAGCAAATCTCCCCATGAAAGGTCTTCGAAGATTCCGTCATCATCATCTGTTGAAGTGTCTGAACCTCCTCCTGTTTCGTATTGTGCGTCTGCAGAAGCGTCAAAGTCAAACTCGTAAACAACTGTTGTAGTAGTCACGTTCTCTTGTGAGATTCCCACGTCAAAGGATTCGTAAGTGAAAGTGCATTTTGCTCGGTATGAGTCGCCATTGACGAAAACTCCTGTGTAAGATACAGCGTTGTTGTCTCCTGTGTTTGTAACTGAGTTGTCGACTGGATTCAATCCTTGATCTCCGCCCCAATTACCAGTAGTAGTTCCTGAACCCCACTTGCTGTCGTTGTTAACGTCTGTTCCGTATGGCATCCAACCGTTGTAGCTACCTGAAGCACCAGTTTGTGCTACGATTCCGCTACCGTTGACTCCGCCTCCCAAACGGTCATCGAAGTTTGTCTTCGAGAAGATTTCAATTTTAGCGGACTTCATTCCACCGTTGATTGCGGCAAGACCGCATTCGATTGTGGAGAATGGGTCGTTAGCACCTGCAACATACATTACAGGGATTCTTGCTGTTTGCTCGCCCTGGACACCCATGTATGGTGCGCCAAATTGAGAACCATTTACCCCTGCGATTGGGTTGCTTGTTGGGTTAGTTCCATAATAGAACATAGAGTAAGCAGATGCAAATGCAGGGTTTGTTTGGTTTGTGGAGTTTGTGCTACGAGTTACCATTGAAGAAGATGCGAGAGGATCTCTTGCATTATCGTGAGACAATCGGATGCTGACTGCACCTTCGCTTGACTCGCCTGTGTTTACTCCGAAGCCCTTGTTTACAGCACCAGAGTTCCAATCGCTTGATTCGGTGAAGGCAACAATCATAGTAAACTCAAACATTTGGTTTTCCACGTTGTAATATCCAGCATTGTAAGAGTCGAGCAAACTAACCCTGGTTAGATCTTCCAAGATGTTTCCTGTGGTTAGTTCGATTTCGCTTGACTTGACTCCGTTTTGACCCATACAGTAGTCAGCGTTTGCAGAGCCGAGTTGTGTAGAGCCAGCAAGGTATGCGTTTGCTGGAGTAGTGACTGTGTATTTGTCGCCCTTCAAAGCATAGGTAATCAGGCTATTCTTTGTCTGATAGTTTCCTACTGCAGAGTTTGGCATAATGTATGTCTTGACTTCACCGTTGAAACAGTATTCCATTCCGTTTCCATGAGAGAAAATAAGGGTTGATAGATCGTAGCCTCCCCAATTCGACTGAGAATAAATTGCGTCAATTGGAATCTTTACGTCCAAAATCATTCCGTCAACTCCATCTGATGTTTTACCATCGAAGGCAAGGGTTGAACGGCACTTTGCTAAGAACCAACCTGAGTCACACCAGGAAGAACCGCCATCGTTGATTTGTCCAATCTTGATTCCTGGTTCTGAATCATCTCCGAATGTAATCGAAGGGTCGTAAATGATACAAGGTGAAGCATCAGTAGTGTGGCATGAAGCCTGGTCTTCGGATTTCAAACCGAATGTGATTGAGATAACAACTCCGTCTCCAGAGGCAGGTGAAGTTGCGAGCATACGAATGCTTGTGTTGTAAACTTCACTTGTGTTGGAGTAGTTGTATGCTTGAGGAAGCGTCATGCTAATTGTATGCTGTTTACAATTTGCATCCTTACAAGTAGCTGTAACGATTTGGTTTGCATCAACCAAATAACCGTCTCCGATTGTCTTCGAGATACCATCAACTGCAATAGTTACATTGTGAGGAATGTATAGATCGTAGCCAAAGTATTCTGCTTGAGTTGATTGGTTGCTTGTGATAGCAAAACCAACGGTGTTTGTCTTCATTGGAACAGACATTCCAGGCATCATCATCAGCATTTCTGTGCTTGCGGCGTTTTCGATTCCGCCGTCTCCGTTTAGAGAACAGCCAACTGCGTTTGCGAATTGTCCAGCAACAACAACGTCACAATTAGCAAGTTTTGCATTCTTTGCGTTGGTAGTTACTACACTACCTGAAGAACGAGCATTGTCCGCATACCAGGTCTTAGGAGTAATGGTAACAGAAGTGTCTGCTTCCCATGTAGCCGAATCTGGTGTTGGTGCGTTGTCTTTGAATCCGATTACGAATGTGCTTGCATCGTCAACAGCGTTGCCCAAATAATCTGTTCCGACATCTGCTTGCACGTCCATGTTTCCATCTTTTAATGCCGCACCATTTGCAGTATATTCCCATCCTTCCTGGTCGCCATCAACTGCTGGTTCTGTTTGATAACCGCCGTTGAAGTCAGGTGTCGGTTGTCCAGAAATTAGGTCATAGAAATTAGCGCCATCATCAACATAACCGTTCTGTAAAAAGACGGATTCCTTTGAATTAGTCGATTGACTATCATACTGTTGGCTTACCGCTACAGTATCATGTTCAGGTTCAGATGGGTTGCGATCTATTCCATTCGTGGACGTAGCATCAGGCACACCTGCAACTGCTGGTGCGGCGAGTAATGATACAACCATAATCATAGTCAGCAAAAGTGCTGAATTTTTTGTCTTGCTATTTGCGAGGCTTGAGGGCTTCATATTACAAGTTGGATTTGCACACCGTATATGAACGGAACGGGTGTTTTAACCTAAGATGCACACTTCAACAAGTGTAATTTACAACAGCAAGAATACTAAAGAATGCAATTTATTCTTTAGTTTCCTTTGTTATTGCACCCAATCGCAATGATTAAAGGAGAAAAAGCGCAAGGCTTGTATCGTCATGCCAGCAAATGCAGTTCACATACCTGAAGTGTTGATGGATAGAGTCAGAAAAGCAATGGATGCGAAAGGCGGTTATGCGACTGTTGCCGAGTTTATTCGAGAAGCAGTTAGAGCTTATTGCGACAAAACAGAAAATGAAGCAAATGGAGACAACAATAAGCCTCCTGAAACTCCGAGCAAACGTGCAAAGAAGAAGAAGGGGTGGCCTTGAATGACTATCCCTAAGAGATTGGCAAAAATATACACCGCTTCTAAACCAAGAGAAAGAATATACGAGATACTTTCTGCTCATGGAACATTGAATACACATTTGATTTTAGATCGCTACAATTGCACCTGGCATGATTCAATCACAATGAAACAATTAGGTCGAATCTTATCTGGTGATAGTCGATTTGAAAAAGTTGGAACAGTCGATACTCGAACTATTACTGGTAAAAAATACCAAATCGCAACCTGGAAGGTAGGAGTTGTTGTTAATGGAACAGCCTGAAGTCGAAACAACTATTCCCGATAATGCACCCAAAACGTGCATTACAGATGCAACCAGTTTACATGAAGTGGGCTATCGAAAAGAAGCATCACTTCTGAAAAAGGAAAACAGATCGTTGCGAGAAAGAATAGAATATCTCGAAGCGGAGAACCAGGACATTAGAGATTCCCTGGTGGCAAGATTCAACAGGGTTCATTTTGATAGGGAAAATCCTTTGAGACGTGAATTATTGATTACGCTTCATAATTGCTTAGAGCATTGTCGAGCATTTGGCGAAGTTGTGCCTCATTATGATTTTGTAAATCTCGGTTTCAAAGACCATCGAACTCTGCAAAGGTCGTGCAACAAGTTCGCAGAAATTGGTTTTTTGATTAAGATACGATCTAATCCAACTTCTTTCAAATTAAATCCAGAGCAAATAACGAAAGTCGGCAAGCGGTGAGATTGTGTGTCGTTTGCTTGCATGGACTGTGGAGAAGTCGTAAAGACCATCTATCGAACTCATAATCATGCTCGTTGCCTCAGTTGTGACGCAAGTTACCACCGCAGAAGATTCTTTGCCAGGCTTCCAAAAAAAGACAAACTTGCAGGTGGAGGGCCATGTTCTGAATGCGATTCACCAGCGCCTTCAGGAGTTTGGATTAAGAAGAAGTGGGTTTGTTGGCCTTGTAAAAATAAACAAACAACCCTGGAGGATTGGTAATGAAATGCAATAGTTGCGGCTACTACATCAAAAAACCAAGTGGCGAAGATCCTAAACTCCCAAATTGGAAATTTTACAAATGTTCGAAGTGCGGATATTTTTTCTGGAAAGAAGCGTGAAAGAGCTATACGCATAAACGCCAAAATTACCCTCTCTTATCTGTGCGATAATCAAGATTTTTACGAGTCGTAAATTTCCTCGCAGTTCCTTTTTTTGGATTCCCCTACTACTACTACTACTACTACTACTTATACAATACATTATACATACTACTACTACTACTACTACTACTACTCCAGGAATCGAAATCGACTTCCAATGGAAACGAAGGTTGGATTCTGTTCATTTTACCAGAAAAAGGATGCTTTCCGATGCAATATTTCCGAAATACATTAAAATTATTGTGCATTCGTTCATTTTTACGCAAAAAAACCGATTACCGTTTAGCAACCAGCGCAATTATCACATCTTTAGCGATACCTTGAAGTGCTGTTTGAACTTCGAACCAACTCTACGGTGAGGAGAAATGGGAAGGAAACCACAAATCGGAATGAAAAAAACAGGAAGGCCAGTCACACTATACTTGAATGGAGAAACAGCACATCTCTATGACCTGGCTAAATTGAATCCAAATATTACAGTCAGCCACCTTCTGAATCAAGCATTACAGGCGGCATTGGGTGACGCTTCTGAAAGGCATCCGATGGAAGTTATGGTTGAGGATCTCAAAGCGGACTTAGATGAAATCGAAAAGCAAAGAGAAGTCATAAAACAAAGATTGGAAGTTGCTCAAGACCGACTACCTGAAGAATTAGCACGTTCAGAATGGCTGAAAAATATACTCGGCAAAGACGGTGAAATCCGTTTGATGAATCTTAGGACATGGCTATTCTTCGATGCGAGGCATACTGCACGTTCCTTCATTCCACCTAAGAACGGCAGAGAGGCTTTAGAAGAATACAAGCAACTCCTTTCAAAGTATGAATCGACCAAACGTGGGCCAACTGTTGACGGCAATTTTGAGATTGGCGACAATCTGCATCCTGAAGGTAAAGAAGGATTTTGTTGCGAGGAAAATTGCATCGGGGAACACAACGGCAGAATCTCTGACGATTTGAAGTTCCGTTGTGTATTACATCATCGAGAAAGGTTTGCGAAGCATTGGCAAAATGGAGTAAACAAACTCAAACCACATTGGATTGAAGAATCTCTTACCCATGAACAGATCGTCTTAATCCAGGCGGCTACGAAAGGTGGATTCAAACTGCAGAAAGGAATGGGCTATCTGGTTCAAGAGGAAAACGCATTACAGTCATTGAGAACCTCTTTGATTATCGAGAGGGCGACTAAATCTTGGGAAATTCAAAACCCTGGAAAGAACGAACAGCTCTCTCATCTTATTGAAACCAAAGACAAGGTTTGCGAAAGAGATTCGAATGCCAATCCTACAAAGACATGGGAGGGCTTGCCAGGTGCTTCAAACACAAGGCTAAGAACCCAAATGATACAATCAATGAATCAAGAAGAGAGAGATGCCTACAAAGCGAAGTCAGACCTTTACATGGAATTGATACGTAATCGTGGAGAATCAATCAGAACCAAAGTTGAGGCGTGGAGAACCGCAGGTCAACCCTGGCCTTATGTCGAATTAGAAGATTGGTGCGATTCACTACTTGAAGCCAAACCTCCATCTAATCAAATGGAAAGATACCCCTATTCTCTGCCATTAAATGCTTGTAAATCAAGAATTGAATTGGACATTTCAATCATTGATTCTACGGCTTGAAAGTAGGCAGATCGCTTTCAATTTAGAAAAAACATCATAAATAGACGAAGCGGGATTCGATTTGGGCCAATCCTTCGAGAGCAAACTCATTTCATTTTTCACAAACGAAACTTTCTCCTTCCGCACTTTCATTGGTGCGGCCCAAACAATACCGATTCTCCAGGTTTACCGTATCAATTCAAAGGTCAAGAGGCAATTCGCCTGAAACATGGAAAGCCCAAACAAAATACCAATGGATATTTTGGTTGCTGACGCATTGGCGGTTGGATATGAAGTAATTGTCTTGATTTTAGACGATGATGAAGATGCCTATTGGTGTGCTAATTCACAAACTTACATTCCAAAAAACATTGACCCGAATCATGGTTATGATTTGGACTTCATAGCTCTAATGGAAGAAGAGATGCGATTAGATGATGAGGCTTGGCAGAAAGCAATGGAAAAAGAGCATGGAGGAAAAATAACTCCAGAATGTGAAATAGATCTCGAAGAACACAATAGAAAAGTTCTCGAAGAATCTCCAGAACATGATACCTGGTATGACCCTTCAAAACCATTTGATGTAGTCGATGCCGACTCTGCTTGTTATTGCGGTTGGCTTGGCATAGATTCGCCACCAAAAGAATTTGCACCTCCTGGATGCGATTGCTACGTGGAGGGTTCTGAGTAATGGGTTCAATTTCTGATATGGTGGGATATACTCCTACTGGTGCTGTAATAGCAATTTGTATTACAATTTCAATCATAGCGGCGGCTACCTGGAGGAATGCCAAAGGCGAAGGTTGGGATTTAGTCGTATTCCTGGGTGCTTTGGTTTTAGGATTCAATCTATCAATCACATTTGCGTCTTGGACATTAGAATCATTGGCCGCAGTTTTTGGTAGCATGGGTAGTTGGATAGGAGATGCGGCATCAATTGATACTGAGTTAGGATCTATCACCTTGATATTGGGTCTGGTTGTTGTGACCTATTTAATGACGAAAATAGAGTTCGACCTGGTTAGGATTGCGGCACTTGGAACACTATTCGGGATTATCTTACGTTTGCTAACTGATTTCCTTTGGTTCTGGTTCGCATAGGTGATTACAAATGAGATTGAAACTTACCATAATATTGACGATTTTTATTTTACAGCTAATACCAACGGTTTCTGCTCAAAACATTGAAGCCGTTGAATTACGCTTAGACACTTCAATTCAATACCCAAACGACAGAGATATTGGAATTGTTGTCGAAGCAATGGGATTTGCAGATAACAAACCTTCTCGAAGCAAAATTGACGTTCAAGCAGAATTACGTTGGCCTAACGGAACTTCAGCACAAACGATCTCAACAACAGTCGACCCAGGAATAAGGACTTCAATAATTTTCGACAAGCAAGATGTCGTAGGGACATACTTCGTATTCGCTACTGCTTCAATTGATAACGTAGTTTCAAATCCAGAAAGTCAGAGAACCAGGGTAACTTACGCACCACAAGAATATACTGCAGGTTTCCTCGATAGTGGCAGATTCTTAGTCACACCACTTGGGCCAGCAAGCGACCAAATAACAGTTCAAGAATATCTTGATTCAGGAACAGGAATCACAGAAGGTAGGCAATGGGTCATTTCTGGTAACGAATCCTTAGACATAGAAGTTCCAAAAGGCTACATGGCAATTCGATATAACGTAGTGGATGAAAACGGATGGATGAACTATGAAAGAGCTAACTCTGGATTAACTGTTCATGGAACGCCTTACGTTTGGTTGTATGGCGATCTAACCAGAATTGAGCCAGTATCTTCATTCGTTGCTACGGGAAGTATTGTCTTTGGTATTGTAGGAGGCTGTATGGTGCTTGCTGGAGTATCGAGATATGTCGGACTATTCATTGACGAAAGAGCAAAAAGGCGGAAAGAACTTGGTCTCGATAAAGCGCCATCATGGAGGGAACGTAGTCGTCAAAAACAATACCGTAAGGAAATAGACAGACAATACGAAATGGATAGGCGAAGGCGAATGGAAATGGACAGATATAGGAGATGGTAATTATGCAACCAGGAGAATTTGACGATTTAATTTTTGACGATCCTATGCTTATGCAACAGTTAGGTCTCGGCCCTGCATTTCAACAACAACCAGAACCTCAACCGACTTCAGATAGAGACCCGCCGCCTCAGCAAACCTGGAGTATCGGGTTGATTCTAACTGGCTGTTTAATGATGCTAACATGGGTCGCAGTTCCTATCGGTGGATTAGGTGCGTGGTTTTACGGCCCAATAGAAGGCTTCTTCGCTGAACCTGTTTATTCAAGGTTCGAATCTTTCATGTGCGGCGGAATGTTCGTCACAATTGGAATATCAATTGCATTCTTCATTCATACGGGCATTCCTAAAGTCCATTGGGTTGAAAATGACCCTGGAGTTCCGAGAACCACATTTCTGAAAAAAATCGAAGATACGGGAGGAAATCTCATCTTGACTCGAAGGGACAGAAAAAAAATACGAGTCCGTAAGGACATTTGCTCAAAGTATCGTAAGACGGTTCACGTTTGCGCCCACGTTTTAGAAATCGATGCAAGACCTGGTAGCAATTGGGACATCGAGTTCAGGACAACTCAAGGCAGTATGTCGAGAGGGCAAATTGAATCTGAAGAAGATTTGGCAATGCGTCAAGGATTCCGAGAGCAACAACTCGAAGAGATCAGTCAGCAATACGTTCAAGGTCAAATGGAACAGATTGAAGGAGTTGGTTGAAGATGTCTTTTGATTCAGAATACAAACCGCCACTACAACCTCCTGATTGGGTATTTGGGCCAGTATGGACATTTCTCTATGCCACTTTAGCAATTAGCATATTTTGGACTTGGAGAGATCGAGCAGAAATTGAAAACTCAAACCTTCTGATAGGTGCTTTTGCATTACAAATGCTTCTCAATTTGACTTGGACTTACGCTTTTAATTCAGAAAGATACGTCTTATCAACGCTTATGCTCTTTGGAATGGTAGCTCTAACCAGTTATTACGCATACGGACTTTATTCGTTTAACCAACTTGCTTCAGTTATTGTTTGGCCTTACATTGCATGGGTAACATTTGCCAGCATTCTCAACATCTTCTATCTGGTGGAGGCTTGAATATGGCAAATGATAATTACAATCCAAAAATCGTGCCAGGGCATTTTACAATGCTAATGATGGAAATTGGCTATCATCGGACAAGCGGCAGTCCAACCAAACCAGAGGATTCAATAGAATACAAACGTGCCAAAAGAGACGTTAACAAAGCAATGAGAACTTCAAAAAAATATGGCGAAGCAAGAAGGAAATTACTCGCTGAAGGTTATGAATGGAAAGAACCAGAGAGGCGAAGGAAAAACCGAAAAAGAGTAAATCTTAGCAACAGGACTTCACTTTGGCCTTCTTCAAAGGCACTACGTAAAAGCGGAATCAAAATGATTTGGAATCCTGTTACACATAGATACATTCAGAATACTGCGAGAAATCGCCGTTCAATTCTCAAACAGATCTATGATGAGGAAACAAACTCTCTCGTTTTGGTATCTTGTAGCAAAAACAAGGTTTGGGATTTAGACATGGAAAATCCGAGACGTGCATTACAAGGAACTGCTATACCTGCAGAGAGGGCTTACTGCTCTCCTCTATTCGAGAAGTCAAAGGATTGGGCGAATCGAAGGAAGATGGATTGGAGAGTAATTTCAGCAAAGCATGGAATTGTAAAACCAGGAGAACGAATATCCGAATACGATGTGACGTTAAGCGACCTAAACAGAAAGCAAAAGGAATCCTGGGCGGATATGACCGCAGACGAGTTGTTGAAGGAAATCGACAAGAAGGATTACGACAGAGTAATTTTTCTAACTGGCCGAGCATATATGCCGAAGCGTTTAATCAACAAATTGCCTAAATCTATCGAAGTCAAAACTCCACTTGAAGGAAAACAAATCGGAGAACGCTTACAATGGTTCAACGAAGATAATGAAGGATTCAGGAAAACAAAGTTTAGTGGGTGGGGTCGATGAGCAACCCACCTATACCCAATAACAGGCCACGTTCAGGCAGAGACCTGTTTATGATTCCTCAAAACGACAGGCTCAACGATCAGTTCAGATTCATTGATACAATGGTTCTCTCAATGACGGATTCCTGGGCGTATTTACCGCCGAGAGCAAAACACATTCTTTGGTTAAAACTATCAGCATCAGACCCAAACTTGTTAGAAAAAAGCGGTATGCCAATAGAAAACGGAATGCTACTTCATTGGTCTATGTGGCCTGATGATTTAGGAGATTACGCACAAGCAATTGCTCTAAGAATGAGTTATGTTCAATTAGAGAACCTCGAACCCAAAAACGTAGCAATGGCCTCTGCATTGAAACAGGCTCAAAAAGCAGAAGATACGGCAAGGTTACAAATCCAACTTGCTCAACATTTGATTCAATTACAGCAGATGGGTGCAGACACAAAAGAGCTTGCGAAACTATTTGCTAAAAATGCCAACGAAAGAGAATCGCTTGAGACAGTTCTCGAAGCGGCTGAAAACCAAATGCTTCAAAGAATGCAATCTGCAGAGAGGGAAAGAGAATCTTTCAGAAACCCTCCCCCCGCACCCCCCTCCGAATATCCATTCGATGAAGAAGAAGAAGGAGAAATACCAGTAGCGCCATTGAGAGGAATTGACTTCCCTGCAGATGAAGGAATGCCTTTCGATGAAGAAGATCTCGAAGGAGATTTCCGAGAATATTTGGGTGCATCGATACCTGCAGATGAAGAAGAAGATTACGAAATCTATGATGAGGAAATAATCGAAGCAGAATTAGTCGATGGACAAGATATTGATTCCATGATAGAAGACGCAACAAACAACGTCATAATGTCTGAAGAAGAGATGCAAGCCTTCGCTGATGCAGAATATGATGAAGAAGGAGACCAGGTGGAGGATGATTCCTGATGAGAGGAAGATACACCAACTGGAAAGATTTTGGAAGGGTAGCAATCGACAAAGGAATGCCTCCCGCAATCATGGGTCAATTAAGACGTATTTACACAACATATTGCGAAGGTGGATGCGATCTAACAACATTGAAATGGTTTTTCACAAAATATGCGCCCTGGTCGAGAATCATAACTGTTCGAAAAGACAGCCTACTCGATGAAGACGTTGATACTGCAGATGGAAGGAAAAAAACGCCACCTTTGATTTTGTATGAATCCAATTTGTTAGAGCAAGGTTTCATTTGTGAATGGAAGCCCGACATATTATTTGCATACGGAGATCGTGGACAAGGGAAATCGGTTTTTAGTTATGGGATGGCCGAAAGATGGCTTGAAGAAGCGAGAACCTGGAGACGTGCAGAAAACAATGGTTCACCGAGAGTTTACGTTTATGGAGATGTTAACGGCCTCGTCCCATCTGAACCAGGATGGTTTCGATGTCCAGATTGGTTTGTTGTAGATCGCCAGCAAGAGGATTTCCCACTTCTCGAAGTTTATGATGAAGTTCCACTTGCACTTCGAAGTGGCGCAGTATCAAAGGCATCAAAGCAATGGGCTGAAAAACTGACCCGTTCAAGACATTGTGCAGTTTGGACAATAATGAACATGGTTCAAGCAAAGATGGCCGTTAAACGAGGAAGAGAAATGGATGCGCTGACTCTTGATAGATTTTCAGGGCTAAGGCAATTAAGAGAGAGAATCGAAGACATACCAGTTCAGACATTCAAAGACGCATACAGAAAACTCGTTCCAGAAATACGAAGGAAAGACCCTGGAATATCAATGACTCAATTGAATGAAGACCAGGGAGAAGTAGGAACATGGCTTACGTTGTATCAAACCAAACCCCCTTCATGGCTTGAATGGCGAGAACATGAGAGAAAAGAAGGCAATCTATCAACCACAGCCGCACCCTGGCCTCCAGAATGCGTTTTAGAACGTGCAAGGCATTATGCTAAAGAGACCTTCGACTTGATAATGAAAGATTGCGAGAAGGATAATGAGGATAAAATAGAGGAATGGAGAGATATGTTGGGAATAACTCCAACAGCCGATAAGCAAGCACAGGTGCTTGACCGCCTCGTTAGACACATTTGCAGAGGCGCTGGCATGGAATGGGCGGCAATTGGAGAAGTAATCGATGGCGAGAAAGGTGCGGCTAAGGAAAAAATGGGCGGTGGAGGCAATTTGCAGAGATGGGGACATCGAAACAAGTTCGAAGATACATCAGAGATGATTCAGATTGCGGCGGCGAATCTCAAACAAGAATTGCCATACCGCAACAAATCGCCCGTATGTTGGGGGTTGAGCCTTCACTTGGCTGAACATATTTAGAAAAAAAATTGTAGTTTGGTGATATTGTGATTTCTCATGCAGTTGTTATAGTCATTACATACGTGCGAGATGAACGGTTCGACAAGACATTACAGAAATATATCAGTTCAAAAATTACTGATAGTAACACAATATCAGCAGAAAATAATGAGAATATACCTGGAGATAAGGAGAATATATCTCAGTATTCTATTCCTGTTAAGCTACAATCAAAAAACAAATTAGATCAGCACTTGCTGATGAGAAATAATCATCTTGAACAGCTAATCAATTCAAACAAACAAAAAAACAATCATCAGACAATCAGCACCGATGGACTGAAACGATGTGCCGATCAAATGATAATCTAAGCCAGGAGGAATAAGCAATGAAATCTAAATCAAACAATTTAGCATCGAAAGAACTCGACAGAATAACAAGAGGAATGAAACATTATCGAGGAATCATAATCGGTGCTTGGGGAATGGCTGGATTATACACTTGTCTGGTATGGGGAATATTCGATGTATCATCTAAGATTGGTGAGAAAGTAGGAGAGCCTGAAGCATTCCCTCTTGCTTGGGACTTGGCAATCATACTTTCTAATGTGCTTGTAATCATGGTAGCCTGGGCGATAACAAAACTGACGCTACAAATGATACCCAGGAAATTCAGGAAAAAGGAACAGCAGAAAAAAAGTGTATGGGATAAACAACCAGGGCCTCCAGCAACAATACCTGAGAATGTGCGAGTTGCCTTCAAAAGTGAGTAGCTTTGTTTCATCCTTACATCATCGTTAATTAGATCCTCGCTTTGTTAGGCTCATGGTGGAAAAACCGAAGAAGTTGCTAACCACTTCTAATCCAAAAACAATGAAGGGTCAGAAGAAGGGATATGAGACATACATTTTACATCTCGCACCTTCCAATCTTTCAGGCACAAACACTTGTCCTTCTGCATCGAAAGGTTGCGCTACCGCTTGCCTAAATGAAGCGGGAATGGGTTGTTTTGATTCAGTTCAAAATGCCAGGATTACCAGGACAAAATATTTCTTCGAGAAAAGAGATGCCTTTATGGAAATGCTGGACAAGGAAATCAAATCAGCAATTGCTACTGCAGAAAGGAAAGGTCTTACCCCTGCCTTCAGATTAAATGGCACATCAGATATTCGTTGGGAAGAAGTCAGATATGGAGACGATAACAAAACTGTATTCGAGTATTTCCCACAGATCCAATTTTATGATTATACCAAAATACCCAATCGAGGGAGGAAAAAAGGATTACCTGATAATTACACAATTGTATTTTCACGTTCAGAAGATAATGATAGATTCGTGAACCAGGCAATGAGGAAAGGGCAAAACGTAGCAGTTGTCTTCGGAGACCCGCCAGGATTGCCTGATGTCTGGAGAGGATGGAGGGTCTTAGACGGAGATGAAACAGATTTGAGATTCCTTGACCCGCCTCAAAGAGTAGTAGGTCTGAAAGCAAAAGGAACTAAGGGCAAAAACGACACAACAGGTTTCGTAGTTTACGGAGAAGGAATGATTGATATTGATGCCCTGAAAAGAAGGTCGAAAAAAGATTTCAAAAGTGCAAGAGGAGATCGTAGCATCGGGCCTCGAAAAATCGACAATGAATCTTTCATACCAGTTCAAAGCAAGGTATCGAAGCAAATGGCAGAGAGAACCGCCAATATTATTCGAGGCACAGGGAGAAAAGCAAGAGTAGTTACCCACAAGCCTAAGATTGGTGGAAAAACAGTCGAAGCCTATGCTGTTTATGTTCCTGGAGTTTACAAAAGGAATACAAGCGGTGCAATCAACGGTCTTCGAATTAGAGCGCCTAATCGAGTCGATTATCTCAGGCAACGTAGATCGCTTACAAAATCTCATCAGTAATTTGTATTGAATCAATTACAATCGCAGAATCAGGCGGTTGCATTCCCAGGTAAGTAATTTCCTCGATTTCCTCATCTCTTAGATGGCTTCTTGGAACGAGTAAAAACAACATTTGGTCGAACTCATCCGTCCATACCTGGATTCTTGAAAAGTCCTGGATATTATTCTGCAGTAGTTCCGTTGCATGACTAATCAAATATTCTTGTCGACCTCTTGGCAGATTTGAGAAAAAACCATTCAAAGGTCGCTTCTCAAAACCGTTAGCGTAAGAAGTGCCAGGAACGAACTCAATTGATACTTCAAAGAGCATATCGTCTAAGACAAGCTCTGAATTGAAAATTATTCCATTTTCTCCAGACATCAATGATTCAATTGAATCATCGAACTCCGCCAAATCATCTTCGGTATTATTCATGTAAACCACCTTCTAATCCCGATGATACTTCATCATTTTGCCAATCTTTGTCTAACGTGGACTGATTTGTATTCTTGATTGGATCTTCAGGCAACATCAGAATTATTTTTTCGAGGAATACTGCAGAGTCGATAATTTGCTTCTGGAGATTCTTTATCCATTCTTTCAAAGACAAATCTCCACGTTCAACAGAAAAACCGTATCTCCTCTCTCCGTATTCAGCCCTCTCCTGGATTTTTTCACAAACCCTATCTTCAATCATGCTCATGCGATTCCTCCCTATCAAAAATGACTCCTCCATCTATGGCAATTTGTAGCTGTCTGAAAGACCAATTTGAGAGTCGAGTCCTAACGAATGGTGCGGCATAATTTACTCTATCCCGAATGAAATTAGCGGCAACTTCTGCTTCTTTACCACATGAAATAATTTCATCAATCATTTCCATAGCAATATGAAAAGCCTCTGCTCGAAGCGTAGTCAAAAACCATCTATCAAGAGATTCCTGGCAAATCAAAGAATCCAAACGATTCAATTTTTCAGCAATCATCTTATCGACTCCTTTGTGGTCGATTTCTCTTTTCCCATCAACGATCTCAATTATTGGCATGATTCATCCTCCTCCTCCTCCTTGACTGGAGTATAGAGCATATCGATTTCTTCTTTGTCGTCTTCTTCAATCCCCCATTCAGTCCAATATATTACGTCATTTTTGTAATCCACGTCCAGGTCTTCTTTTGTGTAGCCGTCAACGAATAGGCATTCTTCAGAGCAAGCATATCCAGCACCCTCTCCCCAAACCCAACCTTCGGCCATTCCGCAACCGCAATTAGTGCATTGTCTCGGCCACTTCAAAGGATATTTTTTTCTGTTCCAATCTTGTAAGTTCGACATATCGATTTTATCTTTGACTTTAGCGAATTGGGTTAGTTCTTCAAGTGATTGATTATGTTTTGAAGCGTCAGGTTCAAGCGATTTTTGAAAGGTAAATTTGTCTGCAGAATCCTTAATCGATGCAGACAAAGAACGAGAAGCAATACCAGATTCAACAAGATCTAATCTTACGCCAGGCAATACTTCACGTTCCCAACGAACTTCAAAATCATGCCAATGAGCAAAACCTCTCTCCCACGTCTCTTCAGGATTTTTGTTATCGTAATCCAATCCATTTTTGCATTCTCCATTCTGGAAATCTATCCAACTTGTTTTCGCTTCTTCTTCAGTTAGGAATAATTCGACTTGAGGAATCAATTGATAACTCGAAATGATGCAGTAAATCTCAATCAATGAAGCCACCTTCCCCATGCAGATTTAGCCACCCCTGCGGCACGTAGAATCCTCTCTCTTGTGTAAATCAAATCGTTATCATTACCTGGAGAGAAATGAACTATTGCAGTAATCAATTCAACATCGAAATGTTCTGCGATCTCTGAGGGCAACTCAAACCTATGGATGGTTTTCAACAATTCTTCAATTGCTAAGTTCACCTGGACTCGCAATTTTATGTGGTCTTCTTCATTCCAATTAGGAACATCAGGGCATTCGCATAATCCGTTTTCTGGAACAGACGTAAACAATTTGTGCGTATGCTCAATTTGGCCTCCGCATTTTTCACAAGTGGGCGCATCTTCAGGTTTAATCGAATCCATTTTTACTCATCCTTAATTTGAAAATATCTTACGCCAATGTTTGCGAACACATAGAAATCTCCATTCAACTCAATGATATTTCCATCTTGCTCTCCATCTTGAATGAATCTAACAAAATCTCGAACTCCTTTAGCAATTTTGGAAGTATTGCATTCACAAGTCAATATACAACCGCATGGCAACTGGCACTTTTCCAAACCGAAGCCAATAGGCAATCTGCCAAATCTTTCAACTTGTAGCTCTTTCACTTCGTCAAGGAACATTTGCATATTCAATTGGATCGGTTCAGACCAATGCAATTCTAATTCTTCTGCAGTAATCTCCCATTCCTGACCCCATGCAAGTAATCTCGACATCGAAGGATGCCTGGCACTCCCTCTCGCCTTTGCTATTCGAAGAGAACATTTCATGCTATCATCTCCAGCCATCCAGATATTGAATTAGGAATGGTGGGCGATGCAGGTTTTGGGGGATGGGATTTGGCGCTACCTGCACCGCCCTTGAGGGTCTTCTTCTTCTTCTTCTTGCCCTTTGTATTCAACATTCCATCTTTGCATACAACACAAACAACGCTGGCAATATCTGAACCTGATAATACGGAATTGGGTTTTGGTTTACCACATATTCTGCACCTGGTATTTTTTGGTGCATTTGGAAATAACTGTAATCTCCTTTGTAGGATTCTTTTTCGAGCCTCCTCTGGAATTTCCATCAGATCGCCTCCTCAAAAATCCAAAAACCAAATGAAATCATAAATGCAATAAAACCCATCAAAGGTATAGCCTGGACAAAATCATCGATGAACTTGAAAACCTTGTTATCCCATTCGTCCTGACTCATTATTTCGACCTCCTTAATGTCGAACACATCTTCGAGATTGGTTGGGCGCTGTTGGTGCAAGAGCAATTCTCAGGGCATGGGCCATGAACCCACTCTTCAGCAACGGGCTGACTCGCAGACATTTTCCATAATTTCCTTGCGTGGAATATTAGTCCGCAAGTTTGGCAAGCCCTCCAAATAAAGCCAGGCTTAATTGGCATTTCAACTCCACAACATCTCAACGTCTGAGGAGAGCCACCAGTAAACACTCCCTCATCACTCATCTTGAACACCTAATTTTTTCATTCGTTGCTCAAGCAACCTGTTCAATTGAACACTTACTCTCTCAACCGCAGTATTGAATCTTCTATGCGATACAGGATCTATTGGCTTACCTGCAGAATCAAGTCCAGCATTGTATTTTTCAGCCAAAGAAGATAAATCGCCCATAGAGCTACCGTTGCCATGAATAAGATAACGTAGGATTTGATATTCAACCTCAGTCGCATTTTTTGGTTTCATAGCGGTGGCCTCCTCTCGACAACAGCTACATTCATCACAGCCCGAAAAGGAAGAGAACCCCAGGGCGAATTATCAATCAAATCCTGATTGCCACCTTCTAACGTCTCATAGTAGTAATAGAACGTCCTCATTTGGGATAATGGAATCTGATAACGCATATCCCAATCTAAATCAGAGATGATTTTGAATCTCCATAATTCATCTGCAGGTTTGTTTATTCCAGTATCTCTTGCTTTCATGCTGAATCCTCCTGATGTGGCGCATAAGCGTCAGGATGAAGTTGTATTGGAGGCAAACCCTGGTCGATACGTTGAATCTGATTCCATCTGTCGAAGCATGGCTTGCAGATAGGTTCACGATCTCCTTCAGGATGATACTTGCCATCTTTGATTCTTATTGATGGGACTTTGTGAGGATTGTAGGAAATCATGTTTCCACATACACAACAATTACTCCAGACCAAAATAAAATCCATTTAAGCAACCTCCTCCATTCTTTCGAGATCTAATTCGAGAACACCTATGTTCATGTGCAATGCTGTTTGAACACAAGCAACGCATACATCGACACATCGAAGTTCAGTAGCGACTGGATTAACACCGCAGAAAGTGCATTTTTTTTCTGATAGAGCTATTGATTCGAGTTGACTTGTTAGAACTCTGGTTTTATCTTCGAAGAAGTAGCCCTGGTCTTCTGCAGGTTTAGAAGCCTCTTTGAATCCAGGCTGATATTCTGCATCCCAACACCGATGATGCCACCAATCGCCACCTTCGATGTCGTTTGCACGACCTGTAATCTTGCCATAGCCGTCATAAGTTCCGATTGTAATATTGCCGTCTGCTTCAAGGCAAACAGCCTTGCTTTGCCACTTCAGGTAATTCTCTAATCCGAAGTGTGCTTTGATTGATTCTCCGCAACCTCTGCAGTTGAATGAAAATAACCCCATTAGTTCACCAACCTTGAATCACAAATAACAACATTTCCAACCGCATAATCTTGAAATCCGTTTGCTCGAAGAATAATAGTTCCAGCCATGTTAGGTTGTAAATTACGTAGTTTGCCTTCTTCATTAACAAGCATAATTAGATCCTTTGCGTCAATGTTGATTTCACCATAGGCCATATTTAGTCGAGGAATAGTCACTATTTCGACATATCCTCCTACAAGGGATTGCATTTCCTCCAGGGTGAAAGGTTCATCTCTTTCGATTGAAACCACTTCTCTCTGCTCTGCATCATCAATTGGAAACAAATATGCCAGCATCTTCAGACCCCCAACATTGCCATAACCTTCACAAGAATGACCCTTTTTTGTTGCTGATTCATTCCGAGCATAAGTGAACGGATTTCTTGAACAGTCATGTCTGCAATTTTGTTTGCATTTTCTCTATCGATCTTATTCATTGCCGCCTTGTCGGATTTTGCGCCTCTTGCTGAAATATCTTCGAGATTCCACTTGTTTAATGATAGGCGAGAGCCTGTAAACATCAAATGCTCTCCACGTTCTTTTGCTTCTTCGATTTCGTTAGTTTGACGTGCAAGTATCATTTCTGCGCCTTCTTCAACGCCTTCTTCGGTGATACTGCCAACATATTTCAGATTGAACGGAAGATAAGCTGTTTTGAAAGAACCATCTTCGTCTCTTTCAACATTGACTTCATATTGAGTCCCAACAGCGCCACCCTTTGTTTTAGCAGATGCTTTGAACACCAACGCTTCGAACTTTTCATCATACCAAACAACGCTTTTTCCTTCCTGGCGCTGACCTGCATAAGTCCACAATTCAACACCTTCACTCATTCTTGCTCGCCTCCGTCTTCAGGTGCTTTGCCAAAACGAATTACATCGAATCCGCCATTTTGGTTTGCATCAGGATAAGGATAACCATTGATTCCTTCAGGACTCCACATTACAACGTAAAGGTAGTCCTTTGGGGGATAATACAATTTTGCATTTTGGTTATTTTCACCAAGATACAAGCGATCTATTTTGCTACCTCGACCCAACTGAGGATGACCGCCATAATCTGCGGCGATTGTAATGCAACTTGCCCTCCAGCCTTCTTCTTCGCTGGAATCTTGAACTTCACCTTCAATAAAAGATTCAGTCGACATGATAGTGACCTTGCCACCATTTCCAAAAACTCCATCGTATTCATCAGACAAAATCATTACATTATCATAAGATCTAACAACCATCCCTGGCTTTAGGTCTTCACCCTTTACCAAAAGAGGCAAAATGTCCTCCTCTTTCACACCAGGTCGAGTTTTCCACTCAACCAGAGCATTACGTTCAAACTTCTTTTCTCCATCGTTCCAAAAAGGAACACCACCATTCGCTATTTGCGCCATATTTGCATCGGTAGCGTCTCCCGCCTATAACCTTTGGTATTGTTTAGCTTTCTTTACGCAAAATCTCCAATTTGCCTTGCGTCATGCGAAAAGAGCAAAATTATCTGACGTTAAAGAATCAATTATCAAATCGGCAGGTAGCAAACGAAGCGTTTATGGTCTCGGTTCGTTTGGGTTGCACTATGACCGAGAACCGAAGTGCGAGCATGATGTGCGGTGCAAAAGATGCAACTTATGACCTGGTGGCAAGATACCAGCCACCAAAAGCAACAACAACTTATGCGCCTGTAAGCCATACAGATTTGATAGATCTAATCCGAGACCAAAGCGAAATAAAATTGCCTGATTACAATTTTAGAGATGAGAACTTTGGTTTGACTCCTTTGAATGGAGAGAACTCAGGTGCGAAATTGTTTGGTGTAATGACCTGGGAAAACGAAACAAGTCCAGAAATGGGTCTTTCAATTGGATTTAGAAACTCATACGACCAATCTCTCGCAGTAGGTTTGGTCGCTGGATCTAAAGTGTTTGTATGTTCTAACCTAATGTTCAATGGAGACATCATGGTTACTCGAAAACATACAGGTGACGTTCTCGGTGATATTGAGGAAATGATTAGCTCGACACTCGAACTTGCACCTATGAAGCACCGAGACATTATTGCCGACTCAACCTTGATGAAAGAGCATGATATGTCTTCAGACCAGGCATTCTCAATCTTTGGCATGGCATACGGCAGAGGGATTCTTCGACCAAGACAACTACTACGTGCAAAAAATGCGTGGGAAAAACCTCCACAAGAGGAGTTCGAAGATAGAAACCTATGGTCTGTTTACAATGCAATTACAGAGGCTTTGAAATCCTCCTCTCCAAGAGACGTGATGGAAAACCACACCAGAAGCCACCATTTGATGATGAACGAAGGAATCCAAATTGCAGAAGGATTGAATCCTCGGCAGGTGGCATGAATGGATAGATTCGCATTGCCAAAAGAAGGCCGAATCAGAAAGCGAGATGATGAAATGTGCTGTGGCTTCCTTTGGGGTCAATTCATGGATGCCAACATCGATGAATTAGTCAACTTCTGTCCTTCATGTGGTGAAGCAGTATGAGTATAGATCGCAGATACAAAGTCGATAGAGACATGATTGCCAGTATGAGGGAAATGCGCCTCCTGGGTAATTCATATCAAAAGATTGCTGACGAGCATGGAGTATCTTACTACACCGCCTATTATTGGATAAATGATGAAGCGAGGGCGGCAAAACGTGCAAAGAATGCAAAGAGAAGATACTCTCCAGGCGACAAAGCAAGAGTTCAACGAGACATGGCAAAGCGCAGAGAAAATTGGAATGCAAATCCAGATTCTAAATTGAGACATACAATTCAATCCGCTAAAGGAGAAAAAAGAGCCAAGAGAAAAACGGTGAAAGGAATGAGTATGGCAGATGCAGAAAAATTGCTACGCTCAGGCAAACTCGATATTCCAAATAACAAGATGGGTGAGTAAATGACTTCAGGAGAATATACAAAATTGGTTAATGGCCTGGGTGCAATAATTGACGAGGCAGAGAGAGGCTTCCTTTCGATTGACGATCTAAGAGAATTACATTCAGACATGGAAGATTTGTCTTGTGTAATAGTCACCACACCTGCTCGAAACAAAGTAGTTAACGAATTGATACATTTAGCAAAGGCAATTGCTGAAGGTGCAGAAGATCCAACCATTTTAGACAACATCGAAAAAATAGGTTTGGAAATCACATCGATAGATGAAGGAGGCATATACGTTGATTCAACAGATGGGCCAGTATTCGTCCCACACTTTGAAGGCAAGGGAAGATGCACTACTTCAGGCTGTCTTGAACCAGCCATGCCGACTCCATTTACTGATGAAGACGGCAATAACATTCCTCATCCGTCAGGTTTGTGCATGGATTGCTACCAATCGCATAAACAAGACCTAAGAGATGGCAAGGAGTTGATAGAATGAGCAAAAAAGCAAGCGCAAAGAGATTATCAGAATTATTAGGAATACCAGAACATAAGCCGATTGTAGGAGGAACACTATCGAGAGATTGGCTGTTTACTTTGTATGAAGCAATCGTCAAACAATGTGAAAACCATCCAGGAGAGCTACAAGACAAAAAGTTGGGAAAACACAAGTTGGTTATTGCCATGTTTGACGTTTTAGAATTGCCAGGCGCAGAGAATCATATTTCTGCAGGTGGAACAGTCAAAGGATCTGCTTTGGTTGAAATAATCCAGGCTTTAGAATAATCATTGAATGTTAAAACGCTTTTTGTAATCAGCAATCGATGCAGATTTAGTGGACTTATTCCAAAGTATGAACCTGGATAAAGCACCTGCTGAAGTAGGGTCATTCCAGTTCTCATTTACTTGATGTCGCTTGAGATAATTGCGCTTTCTAATCGGGTCATTGTGCAGGGTATAGTCAGAATATCCTCTGCCACCAAAATGTGTTGTCTTCTTCGAACCATCATCAAAGGTAAAAACTGCCTTCATTTTTTTCGAATCCAAATTGGAAGTTGAAAATTGAACGTCTGCGATCTCTTTCCTTTTCATGTATATTGGGAAAATCTTTGGCTTCTTCTTCTTGCCATCCAAAATCCTACGCCTCCGTCCTTTGGACATATCGCTGATAGGCCATTTTATTTTGCCAGCCTTTGTGAATCCTGGTGAACGCCAAGATGTCGAAAGGCGAATTGGCCTTGTTAATGGCGATTCCATATCCAAATTATTTTCCTTCGATTTGTAGTTCGAATCTAATTCTGTCTTAGGCCAGCCAAAGTTCAAATTATCGACATCGAATCCAGCATTCCATGCTTTATTCCAGATTGGGTCTTTACCTCGTCTTCCGTAAATAACACGGGTTCGCAAATTTTCGTCTTTGGCTTTGCTGAAATCAAAGGAAACATAGACGGCCTCGTAATCTTTGAAACTTAGAACTCTTGCACGAAGTTTGACTCCATCAGCGTCAGAACCTTTTGGGAATCGAATAGCTCTAATTTGTTCAGCATAGTCCTTTGCGGCCTTTCTCCTATCAATTAAGCCCAAATTAGGGTCAGTAATCGCATTGATTGTGTAAGGCGTATATGTCTTCTTTCCCTTAGTTTGGGTTTCAAATAAACGAGTTCTCAAAGGACTTCTTCCAGGTCGCAATAGATCCTTTGCTCTTTTCTCATTTTCTCGAACCATGTCTTCAAACGTCTTTGAATTGTTGGAGTCCTTGTCTGAAATCCAGCGCCCTTTTTTGTTGTCCCACTTTAGCAATTTAGCCTGTTCAGCACCCTTCCGTTTGAGAAAAAATGCTGGTGGCGGTAGCACCAGGTTTCTATCGAAAAATTGTTCAGCATTGAAATCTTCACCAACATAAACAGCGTCTTCATTTACTCCATTGTTTTCAAGTATTTCCTGTCTCCTTTTCAGAGATTCTTCTAATCTTGTAATCAAGGCAATGTGCATCGGAGATCCTAATTCAAACGATTTTTCATCCCAATCCTTGTAATCTTGCCACCACCACTTGCCGTCAATATCCTTAGATGGCAAGTATTTGCGAGTATCGAAATCTCCCTCATAACTCTGCAGTTTCATTGCTTCCAACAAAACAGGAATCTCTTTTTGTAATTCATCAAGTTCTTGTTTTCTGGAGTTTATTTCATACCAATCTGCAGAAGCCCTTGAAGTATCAATCAATTCATTGGTATTATCAGTAATTTTTCTGCGTGAAAATCCCTTTCCGCCACGTCCAGAAGTAGGCGAATCCAAAGAACCCGTATAATCGTCATTGAGAGCCTCTTGTATTCTCATTCGTAAAGGCTCGTCAACATCGACTGGATTACCCATGCGATCTGTAAAAATTAGATTATCCCCTCGATATAGGCTTCTTCTTTTGCCATTGGGTTCTCCTTTGGTCTTTCCCGATTCAATCCCATTTCTGTATCTTACTCCGATTTCCAGTCCTTCATCATCCAACCAGACATCTTCCATCTCAACTCGAATATCGGCATTTGCCAATATCTCAAATCCTTCTTTTGCGATTTTTTGTTTTTCGAATCGACTTCCACCTTTTTGAGTTTGATTTTCAATCCATTCATTGAGTTCAGTATCAGACAACTTGCGAAGATATGGTTGCCTTCTAAGTCCTTCGTTAGCCAAAGCATCTGCGGCTTCGGCAAGCAATCTTGCATTTTCTGCCTTTTTCCGTAAATCTTCAATATCGTATGCAGATGCAATTTGCTGTTCTAAACTTAGGTTTCCTTCGACATCGACATTTCTAACCCATTTGACTCGAACACTTTGCTGAACACTACCCCTCAAAGGAACATCAAGGTATCTTGAGCCTTTTTTACGGACTGGATATTTTATTTTACGTTCTAATTGTTGTGCAACGTATCGAGGGTCGAATCTATCTCTAAACTCAGGTTTAATTCTGACCGCTATGAAGTTTCTCGGCAGATCGTCAAGTTCCATAGAAGAATCATATTGGAATACTCTGCCACCAATACGGACAATTATTGCATCTCCATCTTGTAGCTCTTTCTTCGGTTTAGTTGCCGCCCTCTCTCTGGAAGTTCTTGCCGCCGCACCTGTCCAAATGACTTCATCTTGCCAAACTTCGGCAATATCGTTCAACTTCATACATAGTCACCAAATGAAATGTAGTCCAGGACAACCCAATATGCCAAAGAGAAAAACAACGGTATCGAGCCGAGTATGATGTAGGGTTCAATGCTTTCCTCCAGGTCGGAGAAATCTATTCCAGCGAAAAGGCCAAACAAAGGTAATGCCGAAGTAAGAAGACAAACAGTAATCCAACCAATGCCTGAAGCAATTGTATTGTAATCCACGTTAAACAATTCTTGAATTGTAGTAATGGTAGCGAAACCGATCAAAGCGACAATAATTGGTATGACTATGAAAACAACAATTGCCTCTCCACCAGATAACGCATTGTCGTTATTTGTAAAAATAGAGATGGCAAGGAACATAACTGCAGTCAGAAAAGTTCCAGACAAAAACGCTCTAAGCAAATTACGATACATTCTTTCGAAAATTGTCGTCATAATCTCATTCTCCTGTTTCCAATGTATATTCCATGACCGCCTGTTTTGGTGTGAATGACCCTGGCGTTGAATCCCCTTCTTCGAATAGCATTAGCAAAGGCTCTTGCCTGGTTCTTTGAATGAGAAGCGGCTAAACGCCTGTAATACGTCTTGTCGATTCTTCTTGACTGAAGCGCACGTTGTAATCTCCTGGTGTATGGAGGGTTTCCATCTTTGTCTAACAAGTCAGGTCTCGGCCTCAAATAAGCGGCATGACGAGGCTTTCCAGAGTTTGTCCTTCCCAGGTATGAGTATTCGACCATCGTATTCTTTGCTGGAGGCTTTTCTCTATCTGCATCAGTCAATCCAGCACCGAGTTTGAAGGTTTGACCGTCTCTCATTTTGATAATCAAAGAGCCAACTTTACCCTCATTTCGATTCAATCCCTCCTCATATCCGACAACCAAACCATCTTCGTCTTTGGCCTTTTTCAATTTCTTCAGAGAACTTGTGCGAGTAGCTTGATATTGTGAATCTGGATCTCTAATCATAGCACCTTCGCCATCCAAAGTATCGATAATGAAATCTCTAAACTCTGTGAAAAAGGCTTGAGTATAGTCGCCATCCTCTCCATCTTTTGTTTTTTCAGGCGCAGTTCCAAACTCATAGATGCCACCGTTATATTCAATTGAATCGTATATTGGTATGTCCACGTTCTTGTAAGTTGGAAAATTAGAGAATACAGGTGAATATTGTTTAGCAAGAGTAATTATTGGTCGGTCTTGAGTTTCATAATCATCTCCAAACGTAATTCCATTTTCAGCATCTCTCGCCCAAACATCAGCATCAAAATCAGTCATGCTGATTTTCCAATTAACCCCATCATCCGATACCTGCCAACCAATCTTCTTCGCCATCGAAGCCTTCTGCCTCCAATTCTTCTTCTTCCAATAAGATTTAGCGTATTTTTCGTAATCTTCAAGCAATTTCCAAACTGGCGGAACTTTGTTGCTTCCGTAGGTTTGCTTGATGAATTGAGGATGAAGACGTAGCATTTCATCAATGGTCTGCGCTCTCGTTAGGGATTTTGCCTTCTTTCCATCTTTGGTAGTCCTATCCAATGTTGCATACGGATATGCAAGGATTAGTTCATGTCCAGGATAAGTCAAATCATTGCCGCCAATCATAGCGGCGAGTTTGTAGTAAACATCTTCGAATGTTCCAGCGCCGTATGATTCATCGTATAGATCTGGAGAATCAAAAACAACGTAGGTTATTTTCTCCCATCGGTCAGCGTCATAATTTTTTGATTCCTTCCTGGTTCTTACTATGCTGTTTGCTTCTTCGAGTTTGTTGCGACCTACAAACAACTCGCCGTCAAGAGCTATCTTTGGTAATTCTCTTGTGAACCATTCTGGTGCATCAACATCTTCTCCGTTTTTTGTGACGAACTTTTTACCATCCCATACTGCTCTAAGACCATCAAATTTTTCTGAAATCCACCAGTCACCTTCTTTGAATTTGCCTTCTGCCTTAATCTGTTCTAAGAACTTGGGTGCGGTGGCCTTGCCTTTCATAATTCTCGGCTGTTCTGGAGTAGTTTCTCGCAATTTTTTCTGACGATCTGCTTTGGATTTACTTCTTTTCGAATCGAACATACTGCCCTCTGCAGTATATCCCTTGTTGTTTTTCTCAAGCCATTTTTTACGAGCAAATGCTACTGCTTCAGCCTTTGATTTGAACATCTTGTCTTGCTCTCTCAAGTTTGAACCTGTTTTGCCATAATTGATTCTAACCATCCAGGGAATACCCAAAGACGGTGCAGATGCAATCAACCTTATTCTGTATTCTTTGTCGGATTTTGCGTCTTTGTAAGTCAACCTGGGTAGATCGTGACTGTCGCCTCTCTTCATTCCAGTAGGGACATCGAGCAAGCCATCATTAAATGCCTTAGCGACCGCAGGAACTTCTCTCGCATCATTCCATTTTTGAACCGCATCAAGAAGCCAGGCTTTGTTTTTATTTGTGTTTTTCAGAATAGGTTTGTTAGCCATTGGGCCTCGATTTCCATAAGTGATTTTGTTTTCAACAACGTAATCAATCAACTGCTTTCTCGTCATTTTTTCGAAGTTATCACTCATCGACCTCTCCCC